TCGTCCCCGACCCGACCCACACCGGCCTCTCCGATGAGGGAGCGCTGGTAGATGAGGTTGATCTTGTCTTCGTTCTTCCGGATGGCAGCAGCCATGGTCCGGTAGGATTCAGCCTGAGCCTTGGCCACGTCCTCCATGATCTGAGGGAGGATCTCTTCATAGGCAGCGTTGGACCAGTTCTTGGTCTCGGCCTTGAACTTCTTGACCAGACTCCAGTACGCCTTCTCCGCACCCTTCCCGGCCTTCTTCATCGGGCCGAGAGCCTTACGCATGGCGGTCTCGGCTTCCTTGGCCTCCTTCACCTTCGCTACCCAAGCGTCTCGGTGAGCCTGAAGCTGGACGTAGGGGCGTAGCTCCGCCTCACGGGTGCGAGCCTTCTTCTTCCTGTTGGCGAGCTTCTTCCGCTCCTGGTGGAACTTCTTGTGCTCCGCCTGGACCTGGCGCAGATACTTCTTCGCCTCCTTCACGTCGTTCTGGAGGGCCTTCCGTTCAGCCCGCAGGTCCTTGATCTGCTGATTGGTGCCCTTGATCTTGGCGTTGATCGCAGTCCGGTTCGCACCAGCACCAGCCTTCGACTGCTGGAGCGCCTTGACGTGCTCCTGGCCCTTCTTGATCGCCTGCTCCAGGGCGGGGGCGTTCGTCGCCAACTCCTGGTTGGCGGTTTGGACCGCTGAGTGGCCGGCCTTCTCGCGACGGAACTTGGCGCTGTTGCTGAGGTTGAGCTTCCGCTCAGCCTGGATGATCTCAGACAGCTCCTCGGTGACCCGCTCGTGGGCCTGAGCCCACTGCTTGCGGGAAGCCGTCTTGGTGTCCACCCCGTGTAGCTGAGCCTGCGTCTCGTAGGTCTTCCGCAGCTGCTCGGCGTCGCGCTCGTGAGTAGCCCACTCGTCGACCTTGCCGGCGTAGTCTGCGTGAGCGACTCCGGTCTCCGTAGCCTGAGCTTCGAAGTCGGTCTTCAGCTTGGTGAGGGCTTCCTCGCCGTCCTCGATCGCCTTCTTCGTCCTCGGAGCCCGGGACATCATCTGGTCGACGTAGGGTCCGACCTCACCACCACCGACCTTGTACGACGGATCTGCTTCTCCGACCAACTCCGCACGGCGGTACTGGAGGGTCTCGTCGACAGCCTCGGACATGACGGCGATCGTCTCGTCCTGCCACAGCCGATGGGCGATGTCGTCCCGACGCTGAAGCTGACGGCTGACCTCGGTAGCGGAGGATGCACGGACCTTCTCGGCCGTGACGATGGTGTCGAGCTTGGCGGCGTCTGCCATGCGCCAGCCTCGGAGGACCTTCGCCCCCTTCTGGGCAGCAGCACCAGGACCAGCCACGCCCAGCGAAACCGGGTCGGGCTCGATGAGGATGAGCCCCACAGCCCAGCCCGTCATGTAGTTGGCAGCCTGCTCCTGCATCCAGGTGTCGTTCTTGATCGCGTCCGGCAGGACTTCGGACTCCCGCACCCTCCGACGAGCAAGCTCCTGGAGGTAGGGGAGCGCATCGATGATCTCGCCACCCGACATGATGTAGGCGACGTAGTCCTCGTTGACGAAGTCCCCCGCCATCGTGGACATCACGTTGTCCAGCTCGGGGTTCAGCACAGCCTGTCGAGCAGCGGCACCGATAGCCGTCGATCCAGCCAACCGCCCGAAGGAGTGGAGGAAGGACTCGCTCCGAAGCTCCCGCCCAGTGACGGCGAACTCCGACGCGGAGTCCCCATGGATGCGCTTCGCCTCGTAGGTGTTCGCCGGAGCCGAGATGGCACGAGCAGTGACCATCGGCGCACTCGTCCGGATCGCCTCGGGCAGGGATTCGAAGCCCGGCATCCGACCGATGATGTCGATGTCGGCTTCGCCTTCCAGCACCTTCGTCGGGCTGGGGCTACCGCCCTTACCCACGACGGGGATCCCACGCATGGTGCCCTGGACCTTCTCAGCCCACTGCGAGCGGTAGGCTTCAGCAGCCTGGGTGACGTCCGTCCACTCGCGAGCCTGGTTGACTGCCTGCCTGGAACCCGCTGCGTCTTCCAACGCCTGCGCTTCCTCGTCCCGCCCCTTCTTGCGGAGGGCGTCAGCCTTGGCGATGGCATCGATCATCGCGTCATGGGGGCGGAGCGTCTCGTACTGAGGCAGGCTCATCCCCGCTTCACGCAGCGCCTTGTGGAGCGAGAGCTTCTGCATCTCGTTCTTCATCTTGTTGACGTCGAGGATGACGCCCTTGCCGGGGACGTAGATCAACGACGTCGCCGCCTTGTCGAACGCCGTTCGGTAGTCCTCGCCGGCTTCGTAGCGCTCACGCTGACCGACAGCAGCAGCGCGCAGCTGCTCGCCCTTGGAGACAGCACCCTCCCCACGAGCTTCGCGCTCACGAGCAGCTTCCAGTTCCGCTACGGGATCGCCCTTGTCGGTGGTGGGCTGGAGTCCCTGACTGCGTTCCAGCATGGACATCTGACGGCTCTTGTCGCGAGCCATCTCGATGGCCTTCGCCCGAGCGGCGGGGCTCAGCTTGTCGACATCCTCCGGTCCACGGAACGGGACAGGCTTCGCCTCCGTAGGCTGCATGTCCGACTCGGCAGCCAAGGTCCGACGCAGCAGATCGTTTCGGGACTTCGTCAGCGAAAGATCGAGAGGCTCCGGCGATCGGGCGGGCGGACCTTCGATATGCCGATCCACTCCCCGGCCCGACTTGGCCCGGATACCCGACGACGGCAAGTCGCCGCCAGGAGCCGACTGCGGCGCGCGGTTGGCATCGTGCGGGCCGATGACGACCCCCTCCGGGCCGAGGCCGTAAGCCGGATCACCGGGCTGGCGTCCGGCTCGAACCTGCTCGGCGACGTGCTGAGATTCCGGCGTAGGTGCAGGATTCTCTGCGGCCTTCTGTTCCCGGAGGTACGAGCGCAGGCTGCTGTAGTCGAACTTCTGTCCCATCAGACAAGACCGCCCTGCTGCTCTTCGCCCTTGAGGAGATCACGGAGCGCACGCGCACGACGCGCAGCCTTCGTAGGTAGCACAGCGAGGCCCGTACCTTCGTCGCCCGGAAGGCGAGTCGGAGCCGGCTCGGAAGTCGGAGCCTTGGGTGCAGCACCCAGTGGACCCGAACCCGGGAGGCCGGTGCCCTCATACTTCTGAGGCTTCGCTTCCTTGCGAGCAGCCTTCTTCTCCTCGCGGGCACCCTTGCGCGTCGTCGGACCGACTTCGCCCAAGCGTTCTTCCAGGGCAGCGCGGTAGTGCTCCGGAGACTGCGTCTCCTCGGGATCCATCTGCGGGGGCTGCCCGAAGGTCGGCTCCGGAGTCGTCATCTTCGTCGAGCCCGGCACGTACTGGGGCTGCTCCATGCCTCCAGCCCCTGCCGTTGCACGGGCAGCGTCCGAAGCATCGAGCGCACCCAGCTGGTGCCTGAGGGCGTCAGCCTTTGCCTGGTTCGCGGACGGGATCGCACCGACACCACCCAAGTGGTTGGCGGCGATCGCTGCACGGTCGTTCCGCTTCAGCTGACGCTGGCGGGACTGCTCCTCCCGCATGAACTCGCGGAAGGCGACGTCCTTGTTCTGGAGTCCGCGCTCGTCCATGAAGGTCTGGAAGGCAGGCGTCCCCTGCACCCGCTGCTTGTACTCCAGCAGGGGAGCGTTCGGCTCCCCGTCGGTCTGCTCCCAGACCTCGTAGAGCTTGGCGATGTCGTCATCGATCTTACCCGACAGCTCGGGGAGCGGACGACCAGCAGCAGCCTCCGTCAACTCCGCCATCGCCTCGTCGTGCTGCGGATCCTCCGGGTTCATCGCCTTCTGGTAGAAGTCCCACTGCGCTGCGAAGCCTTGACCAGCCTTGGCCTGGATTGCCACGCGGGTCTCGCGATGCTGGTCGCGGATCGCTTCCTGCTCGGCGATCTTGTCCTCGACCTGTGCCAGGTCGGAGAGCTTGTCGTCGATGGTGATGTAGAGAGCATCAGCAGCAGTCGGCTCACCGATGTGCTTGGAGCCTACGACCCAGCTGCCCTTCTCCTTCTCCTTCTCCTTCTCCCGCCGGGCTGCGTGCAGGCCCATGAAGCCGCCCACCTCGGGCATGGCTCCTTCACTCCGCGACATGATGGCGGCAGCCGTAGCCGGATCGGCAGCAGCGAGGATGTCTCGCATCTTGCCGACGGACTCGCCATCCTGGAGCATGGCCTGTCCCCGCCCACCAACCATCAGCTGTTCGGCGGCGTCGTAGAGCTTCCGCTGCTCCTGGTCCAGCTGGTCAGGATCGGAGACGTACGGGTTCAGTCGGCGGACCTCTTCATCCGCCACCATCTCCTGCTTCATCCCCTCCAAGGCGATGTCCAGCTCCTTCTGGGTCAGATCGGCCTGGTTGTTCATGGCCGTCTTCATCAGTTCCAGGAGCGCATCCATGGATGCACCCTTCATCGCCATTGCCTGCCGCTCGGTGGCGGCATCGTCAGCATGCAGCCCAGCCTGAATGTCGCGCAGGTTCGCGATGATCCGAGCCAGCTCTGCACGAGCTTCTGCGACTTCGGCGGGCGTCATCGCCCCCGTGTACCAGTCGTAGAACTCCGGCCCCGACACATCGGGGTCCATGCCTGCCAGCTTCTGGGCGAGCCGCTGACGACGCAGCTGCCGGTAGCCGGGAGCTTCCGACGACAGCTGAGGGTCCAGTGTTGCGCCCTCGGGCGCTCCAGTCAGGTCTGCCACGATCTACTCCTACGCCGGAACGGCGAGCTTGCCGACCTGGGACGTGACTTCGCTGGTCGTGTCCACCACGGAAGGCACGCCCTCGCTCGTCCAGTACTGGGCGTTCTCTCGGTTCCGGTCCTGCTGGCCCGACAGGGCAGCGCGGAACTGCTGCTGCTTGTAGAGGGCCATCTGCTGGTCCCGCTGGTCGACGTCCGCACGGGACTGGGCTCCCAGCTCACCGACAGCAGCCAGCTTGTCCAGCTTGTTGTCCGTCTGCTCGCCCATTCCGTGGTGGCTCATCAGGGCCTCCCGGTTGGCTTCGGGGCCGAAGTACTGCTCCATCGCCTGGGCACCAGCACGAGAAGCCTTCCGAGCCTGGGAGTCCTTCTCGGCTTCCGAGGAGTGGAACCCGGTATCCTTGTAGGTGTCGTAGTCCTGGAGCAGAAGCTCCTTGGCCTTGCGCGGCGCACGGATGGAGCCGGTCATGCTCCCCTGGCCGCCCTCCTTGACTTCCTTCCGATCCTTCAGGACCTTGTAGGTTCCAAGAGCAGCTGCACCCAAAAGAAGAGACATGTTGACCTCAGCGGAAGTAGACGTAGTTCAGGGACCGGCACCGAACACGGCAGAGCCCGCCTCCCCGCATGGCGGGGGCGACGTCCCGGGCGAAGTCGTGTGCGATCCGGAGGGAGACGTTGTGCCAGCCGGCAGCCAGGCCGGCTCGTAGGTCCGACCCGGAGTAGAGCCGATCCCGCTCACCACCGTAGCGGGTGGTGCTGAAGATAGCGGGACCCATGTGCCGACGGGTGTGTTCGATGGCTGTGCCATCCACGAAGAACTTCAGGACCCCCTGCTCCGCAGCCCCGTTCCCGTCGTTGGCGATGGCGATCGACCACGTAAACAGGGTGAACCCGGGCGAGAACGGCAGGTAGAACCGCATGCTCGCGCCGGGGATCGGCTGGAAGTAGTTGTTGTCCTCGGACCCCTGGTCGGGGTCGGCGTCGAAGCTCTGGAACAGGTCGACGGAGTAGTCGAGGTTGGCCGTAGCGCCGACCATCTTCCCCCCGGTCCACGTCCCCCGCTGGAAGTGCCGACGCAGCATGTCGACACCAGCATCGAAGTTCGTCAGTTCGACGTTTCCGTTGAAGGTCTCCAGGCTGTTGTCACCACCCAGGGGGTCGTACGTGTTCTCCGAGACCTCCAACCCCGTCGGCGTGGTGCCGTCTGCGAAGGTGGTGCTGAACGTGATCTGGCCCATGCTGGAAGGCTATCACCGGTGTGAGTGCAACAACAGACTACTAAACGTGTACCAATACTTGACCCCGCCCTCGCTGCCCGAGGCGAGAGATTGCTACGTCGGGTAGTCGGCGTAGAGTGGGATGCCGATGAGGTTGCCCTTCCGGATCCAGGCCCCGAGGGTGTCGGCGTCGACCGTGTTCACGTAGGAGGCGACCGCCCGGATCTCGCGGATGGCGTTGGTCGTCGTGTCCGCACGGGTGATGAGCGTCCGGATGGGGATGTCCATGTTGATGTACTGGGTCTGCGATCCCTGGCTGACGAACCGCTCCGTCCGCCCCATCGGGTGCCACGTACCACCACTGTCCTTCCACTCGATGGCGAAGGCGATGTACTGCCCGGTGTTGACCGTAGCGTCGACCGTGTCCTGGATCCGTTCCAGGTGGACGTTCAGCAGGACCAGGATGCCCGTCAAGCCCATGCTGCCCTGGGCAAGGAGTGTCAGATCTGACCCGAAGTCGTACTGGAGGTTGGTCGTGCCGTCGTTGATGACGGTCCAGCCGAGAGTCTGGTAGCCAGGGTAGAGGGCGACGGCGTGCAGCCGGGGCGCACCCAAGTCGTAGACGTCCTGTCCCGCACCGGAGACGGGGGTCACCCCAGGGTTGATGTGCGGATCTCCGACAGCGCCGTCCTTCAGGGCGTAGGTCGGCAGGTCGTCGATGCTGTTGCCCACGCCCGTGAAGCGCGAGTTCACGCTCGCAGCATCGAAGGCGTCCTGGTCCTCGACCGGGGTGTAGGTCACATCAACAGGCATGGATCACCATTTCCTGAAAGTTAATCATAAATATTGATATACTACCGGAACAGCTGGATGCAGATCAGCTCTCGGCTGTCGACCCCGATGGCCGCGCTCGTGTGCCAGCTGCCGTCGAGGATCCTCCCCAGAAGGCTGACGGAGTACTTGCCCTCCGGGAGGGGGAGCAGCAGCTGGCTCGCCATGGGCATCCGACGACGAGTCGGTGCGTAGGTAGAGTCGGAGGTTCCGGTGGTGACGGCGAGCCCACCGCGCGTGGTCAGTTCGTTGTCTCCCTCCACCCCACCCAGGATCGTCTCCGGGATGGCCTGGCTCTCGACACTCAGGGCGTAGAGCGTGCCAGGACCGTCGATGGCGTGCTGCCACGAAGCGTGCACCATGAGGATGCAGCCTGGGGAGATGATGTCCGTAGTCGTGGTGGCGATGATCTCCCAGCTGTTCGTCCTCGGGATCCCGAAGCGCCCACCGGGACTGGAGAAGCCAGCCGGGTCTGATGCGAACCCCACCTCAGACTTCGCCAGACGCATGACTGCGCCCCCATCGACACGGGCGATGTCGGTGAGGAAGTTCTGCTTCAGGTTCTGCTCGTTGGTCGCTCCACCGACCTCGTCGGCGAACTCCTGGACGTTCTCGTTGAAGTCCTCGGTCGACACCACCTGGAGGTTGGAGATCGGCCAGGGCGGGTACTTGTGAGCCACAGGCCCTCCTACGGTGGGGTGCTTGCGCCGCCCTTGTTGTGGGGGATCTCGGTGAAGGAGAGTCCGATGAACTCCCAGTCGGTGGTCTGGCTGAGCCGCAGCTTGAAGACCTCGCAGTCGGGGATGTGGACCCAGACCCTGCGCCAGTAGGGACGACGCTTCGCCCACGTCGTGTCCGCAGCCCCAAGCTCTGCCGTACCCCAGAAGTCCGGGGTGTCGTCGGCGGGGTACATCAGCGGAGCCTGCTCGGTCGAGTTGGCGTCGACCGTGTACAGCACCGTGTTCCGCCAGTCGCGCATCACCTCGACGGTGAGGCTGGCGTTCTGAGTCTCCCGAAGCCAGAGCCAGACGGTCGTAGGGCTGCCTCGACGCTGACTGTCAGGAGTCCGAATCCAGCCCGTCTCCACCATCGAGGTGCGGGCACCCGGGGTGTAGTCGTGCTGCTGGTGATCGAGGACCCAGACCCCGCGAGTCGGGACGGTCTCGCTGACGGCAACCACGTACTGGCGATGATCTCGGGTGACGCACACGGCAACGGCATCGACGTCGGTACGGCGGCGGAGGTTGTCCCCGTCGTAGACGATGCAGAGGGTGTTGGTGAGCGCCCCGTCGACGGGGACCCAGCAGCGGTACTCGCCCGACTTCGGATCGACGGCTGCACACGCCTGGAGGCGGCGAGCCTTGTTGAGCCGACGGAGCAGGTTGTCCGGATCCTCCAGCTTCGACACCGTAGGCGCGGCGTCCTTGCTCGCGGGAGCCAAGCCGTAGAAGCCGCCGCGACCCAGCCAGATGGTGACGCCGTTCTCCATCGTCTGGATGGAACTGGGTGCCACGCAGCCCACGGTGGAACTGAGCGTCAGCCAGCGGAACCGCTGGCCGTCGTCGGACGGGACGATGAGGAAGGTGCTGACCTCGGTGAACGCCAGAAGACCGGCAGAAGTACTATGGAGACCGGTGATCTCGTGCCCACCGGGGTCAGGACGTAGGTCGTCGCCATCGACGAAGGTCCCCCACCGACCGGGGACGGAGGCGTAGAGCCTGCCCGGATCTGCTTCCGTGTTCGCCACCCAGCATCGCCCGAAGGCGAGGCAAGCGAGCTTGAAGCGGGGGACGGAGATGGTGTCGAGCGGTTCCTTGAACACCCAGCTGTCGGGGATGTTGTCGGGGAAGACCGTCGTGACGTTGTCGGGCAGCGTAGCGAAGTTGAACACGCCCTCAGCAGCGTAGCTGGGGAGTTCGAAGAGCTTCTGCGTGCCAGAGTGGAGTTCGTCCTGCGTACGGGCGAGCCCTCGACCGATGCAGTGAGCCGGTCCGGGTGACACGCTGGTCACCAGCACCTGCTTCGGGAGGAGATCGACCTGGGCGTTGGCCGACTCCTGGACCCAGGATACCCGGGCGGATCGCCCAGAGAGGGCCGACTGGTTGCCCCAGTAGTCCAGCCAGTAGGCGGCGTATCGGACGCCACCACGCTCCAGGATCCCCGACTCGTCGTCGCTGGCGCTGTTCCCACGGGCAGTACCCAGGCGGCCGTAGCAGAAGTCGGGGTTCATCACCCCGCCGTCCATGTGGTAGCCGCTACTGTTGGACCCAGTGAGGTCCGTCAGCGTCTGGGGACCCACCGGCTGCGGAGGTGCGGGCCGCTCGTCGAAGCCGAAGGGCGCAGCGACGGTGCCATCGTAGAAGTATGCCCGCGCCTTCGGGCCTTGGGGGATGATGATCACCCCGCTGGGCGTCGCCACGAACTGGGTCGGGAATCGGGGGACCTGATCGTCCGTCAGTTCCGCTTCGACCAGCGGGTTCGCAGCCGACTCCCCAATGATGGTCTTCCACGTCGAGGCCCAGCCCTGGAACTCCTCCACCCGCACACCGGAGTGCAAGAGCAGAATGTCCCGGCTGCCGTTCTGGAGCAGGCAGTGAAACACACCGTGTACACGGCTGAAGGTGGGCGCACCCCCATTCCGCTTGTCGGGCTGGAGGGGGCAAGGACCCACGACGCTGCGGAGGGTGGCGTCCTCCGTCAGCATCATGTTCTCGATCCGAGCGCCGACCTCGTCCGGCAGGAAGAGCTTGCCGCTCTCCCCCCGGATGACGAGGGGACCACGTTCCTGCTGGACGGAGAGATCAGCCATGCCGACAGCCTATCAGGCGGAAGCCTGCTCGACAGTGCCATTCACGGGCGGGAAGTCTTCGAAGGTTGCCCCGTCGGCCATCTGGGAGTGGGTCATCTTGTCGACGAGCTTGCCGAGCACCTCCTCGCACTTCGGACAGAGATCTCCGAGCGAGAGTTCGCGGCGTCCCAGGCGGACAAAGATGGAGGGGAGCGTACGCGAGGTGGGGGCCTGCTCTTCACCGACCTCCACGGTCTTGGCGCAGCGGTCGCACTTGAGGGCCTGGATGGTGACGATAGCCATGATCAGACGACCTTCTTCGGGGCACGGGTGTTGGAGCGGCGGGGGGCGGCCTTGGGGGCAGGGGCCTTCGTCGCAGTGGCGAGAGCCTGGGCGACGATGGTGTTGACCTTCTCCGTCAGTTCGACGGTCTTGGCGGCGACGGCAGCTTCGACCATCGGCTTCAGCGTACGCTTCACTTCGAACTTGAGCTTCTCCTCGATGCCCTCCCACAGGGACTCATCCGAGAAGATGACGGTGGAGCTGTACGTGACGTTGCCCTTGTCGTCGGTGTGCTCCGCGTAGGAGCACTCGACGTTGACGGGCGCGGAGATGAGGGTGAACTTCGCCAGACGCTCGGAGCCCTCGGCGATCTCTTCGTCGCGGTAGCCGGCGCGCCAGAAGACGCCCATGTTCTTGTTCGACTTCACCCGGATGGCGACGCAGGTCACCGTTTCCGCACCCTGGTGCGTGGGATCGAGGGCGTAGACACCGCCCACGACGATGGGCGGGCACTTCCAGTCCGTCTCGGACTGCGGGAGTGGCGCGTTGTTGGCCATGATGTAGATTCCTTGGTTGGGGACCTACAGAGTAACACGGCTACTGACTAACTGGGGAGCGTATACCACCTACGCCAGCCGCCCTTTCGGAATCGGCTGGGCGTAGCACGAGCAGCGTGCTTGGAGACCGGCGTACTTGCCGGGCGCAGATCGCCATAGCGCTTCGCCATCAAGAACAGGCCCTCGTCGTAGCGAACCTTCGCCATGGCGGAGCCGGTCTTGTCTCCCTGCGTCTCGTACATCCGCATGAGGACGGCGTCGATGAGGATGTCCACTGCTTCGGGGCGGAGCCTCGGGGCGTCGGCGTCGTTCGTCAGCTTCGTCGGCCGACGGATGACGCGGAGATCGACCTCGTAGCGAGCATCCGGGCGCGGGGACAGGAACAGCGTCTCGTAGACGCCGTGATCGTCGCGCAGTCGACGGTGGTAGTCCGGGGTCACCGTACCGTCGTCGTCCCACGTCGTGGCGTGGCCATTGATGTCGGCGATCAGGTAGTAGGTCTCGTCGGCTTCGACACGCGGGTTGCCTGCACTGGTGGTGTCCAGGACATGGCGACGACGCCAGATCCGCTTCCGCCAACCGGCGTGGTGGTACCGGGCGGTGGCGCTGCCACCGAAGCCCTGCATGTAGTGGAGATCGGGGCTGGTGACCCGCACGGCGTTGCCGTTGTGGGTGACGGTGACGGTGCTGCTCGCCGTGCTGGGGCTGGATTCCCAGCGAGGCTCTTCGCGCACCATGTTCACAGCATCCCAACCAGGGTTCTGCCACTCGTCGTCGCGCTCGGCCCAGTAGTAGGTGACCCGGTAGGAGAACTGCCCGACAGGCTGGGCCGTCGCCAAGCTCGCATCCCAGGTACCGGCAGCCACAGCCGTCGCAGCCGTCGGTGCAGTCGACGGTGCAGGCACGGGAGCCTCGATCTTCCGTCGGAACATCAGCCGGGGAACCCCAGCGACATTGGTCGACGGAGTGTCTGCAAGGCTCCACTCCTCCGCTTCGCCCTGGTCCACGACGGCGAGGGGCCAGTCCTGGTTGTTCTTGTAGAGCCGAGCAGAGTGGATCTGGAGGACGTCGCCAGGCACGGAGTACTGAGGCGTGAAGATCCGCCACGTCATCCCGGTGTCCGTGACGTTGTGCCACGGCGTCATCAGGGAGATGTGGTCCTTGGTGCCCGTCTGGTCGCTGTCGGCGGTCCAGATCTCACGAATCTGGTGCCGGTGAACCGTGCCGTCGGACTCGGTGACTTCAATCCAACGACCCCAGTGGGTGGGATCGGTGTTCCAGTTCGTCTGCGGGGTCGTCGCCGACGCCAACGTCTTCTGGAGGACCCACCGGTCCGAAGCGTGGACGCGGCAGGTGTCATCGGCGTCCGCGTTCACCAGATCGGGCTGCGAAGCGAAGTGGACCTTGTCCTGGAAGAACAGGTACGGGGCTTCCATCGCCATGCGGAAGTAGGCGCGGTTGATGAACTCGTTGGCGCGGTCGACCGCAGTCGTTGCCTGGGCAGGGCTCCAGTCCAGCTGGGCCCACACTGCCTTGCGGATGTCTTCACGGTTCATGGTCAGGCTCCCGAGTCAGTGTACCAGAACGAAGATGACCCCAGGCCGACGGCAGGGGGTACCGTGACCTGGGGCCAAAGCCCGCCTGAGCTGGAGGAGGGGGCCGGGGGGACTACCAGCCGCAGTCGATCACCGCGAGGCCCGTCGCGCTCGCCGCGATCTCGGCGATCGGGAAGGCGATGACGGCGATGTTCTCGTTGGCGGTTCCGTCGGCGTATTCGAGGAGAGATCCGACCTCGGCACCACCGGTGGTGGCGGCGGTGTCCGCAGACAGGACCGCACCGGAGCCGGCGAGGACCGAACCCACACCCTTGCGGAGGACGAAGCCGTAGCTGCCGACCGCGATGGCGTGCTGAGCGACACCGATGACGCTGATCTTCGGCTGGTGGACGGTCACCGGAGTGATCGTCGCACCGAAGTAGTCTTCGGTAGCCGCCGACGGGTCGCGGTAGACCGCCGTACCGAGGGCGAAAGCGTTGGCGGGGTCGTCGTTGAAGACGTAGACCCACTCCTGCTCACCACGGTCGGCACGGTCGTGCCCACCGCTGGTGGCCGGAAGCTTGAGGACGAAGCCAAGAGGGCACTGCTGGTCGGTCGAGACCAGGGTGACGCTGATGCCGGCACCGGACTGGGACATGAGGGTGTCTCCTGAAGATGAGGTAGGGTCGTCGCCTTAGGCGATCGAGGAACCCTCGATGACGCCGTTGCAGCGCAGCTGGTTGCAGTGGATGCCCCGGTAGTCGACGATCTCGTACCGGAAGAGGTCCTGCTCGGGGAGCCGGAAGGGACCACGGAGGCTGAAGTCGCCCTTGGTCTCCTTGCTGGCGTCGTGGCCGAGGGTGTACATGTGCCAGGAAGCGGTCTTCATGAAGTAGATCACGCCGTTCCGGCCCGCACCACTGTTGAAGGCGGTAGCCGCCGGGCGGAGAGCGTCTTCCAGGAAGAAGTCCGCGTCGAGGAACTTGACGCCCATGCGGACGTTGCCCGGAACGTGGTCGTTCTGGACCGCCGTGGTCCGGACGTGATCGTCCAGATCCTCCAGGTAGTTCAGGTACGAGGTCTCGTCACCCAGCATCAGGTCGACGGGACCCATCGACTTGCCCTGGCGCGAACAGGCGTAGTAGACCTGGCGCATGGTCGAGCGACCGTCGGTGGCGAAGCTGGTGACCTGGCCGTACTGGTTGTGCCAACCGGCGAGGCCGCCAGCCGCAGCCGGCTTGCCGAGACCGAAGACAGTCGAGGACTGCGCCGTGGTCGCAGCGAACTCGAAGACGCCAGTGCGAGCGGTGCCGTTCGGGTTGTAGGTCGTGTCGCCGTTGAGCGTGAGCAGGCCACCGACATCGGTGCCATCACCGGTCGCCAGCTGGTCCGCGTAGCGCTCGTGGAAGTCCGACATGCCCAGTTCGGGGTAGTCGCGGAGGATCCGAGCGAGATCCTGTTCACCGTTGGCCTCGGCGAGGTCCTTGCCGGGGACGTCGAACGCGTAGATGAGCCGGGGGGCGTAGGTGTCACCGCGCGAGGCGTTCTGGCGGCGTCCGCCAGCGATGACCTCGGAGCCGGTCAGGACCTGGGTCACCGAGCCGGGGCCGTCGGTCACGACGGTGAACTCACGGTACGGTCCGGTGAGGACCGACTTGGTGAGGTTGCCCTTGAGGACGATCTTCTCCAGGATCGGATGCCACTGAACGAACAGCTCGCTGTACTTCGGCATCAGCTCCTGAAGAGCGGTGGCGAGAACGTCTGCGGAGATGGCCATGTTCTACTTCCTTCGGCTGGACCCCTTGAGGGCCCTCTTGACTGCGATGTTGCGGATGTCGTCCATGGAGTTGGCGCTCTGCATCGGATCGATCGGTGCAGGCGTTCCAGCCTTGCTGTCGCCTTCGGCACCGGAGGTGACTTGGGCTGACGATCGAGGAGCGGGTCGCTCTACTGGAGGTGTACCAGATCCCTGAGTCTCCAGCAAGGAGAATCTCACGGCGTGGTGCTGCGGAACGCCCTGCTTCCACAGGGCGGTAGCCGCTTCGATGACTTCCTTGGGCTGAGAGAACAGCTGGACAGCCAGTTCGGGGTCCCAGTCCTGGTTGATCAGGTCGAGGATGCCCTTCTTGGAGGTCTTGTCCTTCAGGATGTCTGCGTGTCGGGCGTTGAACGCCGTCACCCAGTCCCGAGCTTCGTCGTCCGCCTGCTTCTGGACGCGTTCCTTGTAGGTCGCGAAGTCGGACGTCAGCTTCTCGTGGTCTCCACGCCACTTGTCGCGCTCGGAGGTCAGGGTTCCGACTCGCGGATCCTCCTGCCCCTGGAGCATGGCGTCGTAGACGGTCTGGAGGCTGTTGAAGCTATCCTCGGCGGCCTTCACCCTCGGCTGGTAGTAGCCGTGGAACTTGTGGGCCATCGTCCGATGCTCTTCGGGGAAGGTCATCAGATCCCCGTCCCACTCCTCCCAGCCGAAGTCGTCGTACCAGGGGGTCTCTGGCGGAGCGGCGACACCCGACGTCGGGGACGAGGTCACGGAAGGGGGGGTTGAAGAGGCTCCGGCGTCGGAAGCCGCCTCTCCACCAGAGGTTTCGGAGTCCGACCCGGAGGTCGCAGACTCGGATCCACCGGCACCGCTGGTAGCGGACTCTCCGCCCCCAGCATCACCAGCAGGAGCGGATCCCACATCCGCAGTAGGTTCGTCTTCCAGCTCGTAGAGGTGCATCAGATGTCCTCGCCCTTGTCGTCGGCCTCACCCTCGGACTTGTCGTCGGACTTGCTCTTCTTCTTGGGCGGACCGCCGTCGGCGTCGTCCTTCCCGAAAGCCTTCTTCACCGCGCCCATCCGCATGGACTCGATCGACATCGGCTCTTCGTCCGGAGGACCGCCAGCCAGCGGGTCGCCCATCGGAGGTCCACCCAGGGGGTCGGCACCCAGATCGCCCATCGGAGCTTCACCAGCGCTGGGAGCCAACTCGTAGCCCTCCATCTGGAGGAGCGACATCAGGGCCTGCCCGTCTGCGGGAGGGGCGGAAGCCAGCTTCTGAGCCAGGGCATCGTAGCCGGCGGGATCCATGGGCATGAGAACGTCCTTTGAAGAGAGGGTATGTGGTGTCCGATCAGCTGTCAACTACCTAAAACTCGTCGCGTTCGCCGGTCAGGTAGCGGTGTGCACGGGTGAAGGGGGACTGCGGGGGTGCAGTCTGGATGACCTCACCGGAGTGCTTCATCACCTGGGCGAGAACCTCTTGCGAGATCGCCCCGTCCTTGTGCAGCTGTTGTGCCATCGGCTTGGAAGCTGCAAGAGCAAGCAGCCCCTCCTCGGAGAGGTCCCCAGGCTGAAGGGGCTTGCCCATCCGAAGAGCCTGGTGACGGAACTGGTTGCTGACCTCGTTGATCGCCTTCAGGTTCTCAGCAGCAAGAAGAGGGATGATGGCGACAGCTGCTGCGGCAGGGGATCCGGCAGCCATAAGCGCCTTGCTACCCAACGAATCCGGGGTGAGCTTGGCTTTCTCCCCCAGAAGGGCGTACTCGGAGGCCCGATTCCGGGCGTCGGCAAGGTTCATCTCCTCGATCTTCAAGTCCTGAGGAGCCAACTCGGCGGCTGGAGTCCCGAGCTTCTGCACCGAAGGGTCGAACCAGGGCTTCAGCTGGTCGCCTTCGAAGAAGTGGGCGTGAGGCTTAGTGCCGGGGGTTAGGCCAGACATGCCCCCCTCTGCTGTCAGCAACCCGTCGTAGCCCAGGGCCCGGATCTTCTGGTTCAGAGGCTCCAAAGTCTGCCAGTTGCCGTGGGCGGACACGAAGGAGTCAAACAACTCCCTGTTGTGCGGTAGTTTGACCGGCTCAATCAACTCCGGAGAAGACACAGGGAAGGACTTGAAGATCTGAGAAGGCATCAGATGAGTGCCTGAAGCAATCCCGGCCTCCAGATGCTGGATGAGCTTGCCTCGGTCCATCCAGGCCGTCTTATTCACCTCATCGGGCATGATCTCGACAAGGCTCGCGTAGACTTGGCCGTCGGAACTGGTGTAGGCAAGGACGGGCACCTTTTCAGGTAGCGCCTTCTTCAAGTACTCGACAGAGTCTGAAATGTCCTCAAAGCTGTACGTCGCCTTCAAAAGTTCATCATGGGGCAGCGCCCCACCCCACTGCTTCAAGTCGGGGTAGCTATCCATGACCGCTTCGTAGACATCCGGTTCGATCTTCGAAAACAGGTCGCCCTCTTCCTGCGGAGTCAACGACTCCCAGAGGCTGGTTCGATGTGCGGAATCCCACGGGTCGAACAGGTTCTTCGCACCCCCAACCAGCGGCAAAATCCGGGCGTACTGGGTCCTCTTCAGCAGAGGATCCGGATCGAAGGACTCCACTGCCGCCTGCCGAGGGATCGCTTCGGCTACTTCTACCGGCAGCAAGATCCGGCTATTCGGCTTTGGGTCCTCTTGGTAGAGGATGAGCTTGAGCGCCTCCTCTTTGGGGATCAGGACCCGATCGCCCAGGTTCCCCGAATCGGGGCCAAACCGAATCTTGACCGCAGGCTCTCCAGATACGAGGTCCTTCCCAGGTACTGAGACCCAAGTTGCGGTGACCTGCTCGGGAAGCTCCTGCTCCAAAAAATAGCGAACAGCACGCGTGTTGCTGGGGTCTAACCGATAGCGTTGCTGGGCCTTATTGATTGCATCCACGCTCTTCACGTACTCAGGCGAATCCCAGTCCCATGGAGGGTCATAAGTACGCATGGCGTCGTGGACGGTGTTCTCGTCGTAGCCGATCCAATGAGAAGCAAACTCTGGACGCAGTGTTGTGGAGATCTGAGGCTCTGCCGCCAACCCCGGCTGGCGCGGCTCCAGGGTGATCTCCTTCTGCATCGTCGGAGACGGAACGTTGGGGAACCCCCGAACCTCAACAAGGTGCGACTCAAAGTCGTCTCCCGAAACGTGGAACTCCACCTGATCAACTTCGTTCTTCAGCATCTCTACGACTTCTCCCGAATACTCGTGAAAAAGCCCCCGACTTACAAGATGAGTGACTGAATCCGCATCATCAGGCACCCCCACCAGCAAGGTTGCGGGGAACCCCCCCGCCCCCGGTTCGGCCTCGCGCATGCTGACTGGAACCCAGTCCGGGAAGAACCGATTGATGTGGGCATCCGCATCCTGGACGCTGGTAAGCCCGCCGTGAAACACCCGACCAGCCAAAGTATCCCAACCCTTTATGGCCCGGGCATGCAAGTAGGGCAGCTCCTTGCTTGTCAACTCTGAGAACCTGGCCCGATCAACCTCTTCGATTGGGAGGGCAGCGGTGCCGTGGTAGAGCCGCTCCGGCTTGCCTTCCTCGGTCTTGAGCTTCGGGTCGGTGCCCTTCCACCACTCCTGGGTGTCGACCAGATCCTGAAGCTCAGCCTGCTTCAAGGCGGATTGGGCTGCCTCTTGCCGAGCGACGGCGACCTTGTTCTGGGGAAGGGTCCGCTCGTAGGCGGCTTCCTTCATCCCTGGAGGCTGCCTCTTGAGGCCCTCCTTCATGATCGTGTGCTCCAAGACGGGGAGCGGCGCGACCCAGTCGACCGCACGGGCGGCGATCCGCTTGCCCTGATCGGACTCCCAATCCTGGAGCCCCTGGAAGCGGTCGTCGTCCGTCTGCGTGCCGAGCGCCTTCCGAGCCGCACCCAGCCGATCATCCTGAAGCTCCTGGCTGGCAGACTTCTCCTGCTCGGGAAGGCCGTAGTGCTGCCGGATGCTCTTGTAGGGATCGGCCACTTCTACTCCTTGGCGGGGCCTTGCCCACCACCTTCGAAGGTGTGCATCGCCGTAGCCCGCTCTTGCAGTTCGGGGGCCTTCTTGGCTTCGGGCGTTCTGTTGTGGAGGTCCGCACTCTTGTAGTAGGCGTCCCCGGCGTCGGCTACCTGATCCCGATGCTCCGACCAAGCCCGGTAGTCATCCATGTCCGACCTGAAGTCAGGCGAAATCGTGATCATCCCCTTCTGCTCCAAGAGCCGAGCTGTCTCCAGCGCGTTGATGATGTCCCGACTCCAGCCTTGAGGGAGGGGCGTCCCGGGATGGTCCTCGGGATCGAAACGCTCCTTCAACCCCCAGGCGCTACCGATACGCTCTGCCGAAGAAAGCTGCCGATCGTAGAGAGCGTCTCGCTTTTGGCCCAAGTCCTTATAAGCAGCAACATCTTCCTGCGCGCGTTCAGCCGAATCCCGAGAAGCTGTGATGGCGTCGCGTGCGGCACTGTCGCGCCAGGACTTCAGTTCATCCGACATGGATCTACTCCTTTCTCTGCTGCTATCCTACATGGGGGACGGGTGTGCTGTCTCCAACTGCGCGCTTCTTCTCGGCTTCCTTCTTCGTGTACTCACGGCGGTGGTTCAGGTCGCGGAAGCCAGCTTCCTTCGACCGATCCTCAGCCAGGTTGCGGACGTGGTCGTAGTGGTCTCGCCACTCCTTGTCCTTCGGGTCGTGGAAGACGCCGTGCTTGCCCTCGTACTCCCGAAGCTGACTCTTCGTCGTGAAGGTCTTGCCAATCTGATCCACCCTGAAGGGGTGAGTGTCGGTGGGGCCTGACTGGACGGTCGGAAAGAGGACGTTGCTGGCGGGACCGCCACATTCCTCGCACCGGTGGCCATGCTCCTCGATGTCGGCCAGCTTCCAGTAGGTCTCCTGCTCGATGCCGCATTCCGGATCCAGGCAGCGTTCCATGTAGACAGGCATCAGCCGTTCTCCTCGATGCCGTCCTTGAACATCTTGCTCTTGCACCAGTCCATAGCGTAGTAGAGGCGGGCGAGACCGGCGTCTCCGGGATCGAGTTGGGTGAGGTAGGTCAGCCCCTCCTCACCGGGCATGTCGACCACGGCGACGAGCGCGTACCCTTCCAGGTACCCGGCCTCCGCAATGTTGAGCATGTTGGTGAGGAACTTCTCGGCGGTCTCGCAGCTTGTCTTCTTCGTGGTCGCAGCCAGGATCGGCGCGCCAGCGGTGTCGTTCTCCATGAGGTCCAGCTCCTTGGGTTTGGGCTACAGGGGGGATCCGGTCGGGCTTCCTTGGAAGCCGGCTTCGATGTCGGCGGGCAGGGGCGAACCCTGAGCAGGCCCCGGACCACCCGTCGGGAGGGCGGGAGGCTCGACGCCGGGAGGGAGATCCCCACCGGCCATGTTCGGGAGCGCACCGACGGGGCCACCAGCGGCGGGCGGACCCTCCGGAGCCGGGGGCTGCATCTGCTGCATCTCCATCTGCTCCAGCATCTGCTTCACCATCTGGAGCTTCTGGTCGTCGACCATGATGTCCGTCATCTGGAGCGCCTGGAGCATCTTCTGGTAGAGCTTGATCTTGTCGACGATGGGCGAGTTGACCAGCATCTCCATGAAGTTCTGCATGTTGTTCAGCTGGACGAGGCGGTTGTTCTCCGTCGGGGAGTAGGGCACCACGTCGTAGTCGTAGTCGAAGACGCCTTCGCCTCGGAAGTCCCGAAGCTCCTTTGCCCCGATGGCACCCATGTCCTTCCGGGTGACGTTGACCACCTCGCGCGAGTCCGTCAGACGGATCGCAAGCTCGGCGTCGTCCGCCATGAACTCCTCGTAGAGCGAGACGGCGGCGTGCGACATCCAGCCCACGGTGTCGTAGACCTCCTTCATCCGACGCCCGTTCCGCGTACGAGTAGCGGTGTCCGCGAGCGCCACCTCGGTAGCGACGTCGGTGGTACCGACCGCTCCACGGGTGTATGCCGGGATGCCGAGCACGAACTCGATGATCTCGATGCAGCGGGCACGCATCTTGTCGAAGCTGGGCGACAGCTGCGGAGTCGGAGTCTGGCCGATGATGTCCTGGAGCGGCACGTTGTGCCGGCCATTCAGCTGGACCATCATGCCAGGGCTGACCGCGTTCCGCAGAGCAGCCATCGCCTGCTCGACGTTGTCGCACAGCCCGGCGTTCACGAGCAGGACAGGGATGGTGGTGTGGACGAACCACAGCTCCAAGCTGTCGATCTCGTTCAAGCGCTCCTGCACCGGAGCGATGAGCTTCACATCGGAGACGCCACCGATGTCCTGGATGGCATCGTTGAAGGTCATCAGGTGGAAGTTGCGCTTCAGCAGCCGGTACGGGAGGTCGTCCGACATGAGCGCGTCGGGGACCTCGTCGGCGTAGTGGAAGACCTTGTCGACGGTGTAGTCGTGGAACTCGTAGACGATCACCCACTTGAAGGCGTCCTTCGCCGGCTTCCCGGAGAAGTGATCCTCCCGGACTTGGTCTCGCAACCACTCCGGGTAGCCGGTGGCCTGGACCTTGTCGGAGGTGGCCTTGTCGTAGACGCCCTTGCCCTTGCCCTTCTTGTAGCGGCCGGGCGTCTTCACCCGCTGCTTGAACTCGGACTTGGTCATCGTGGTGACGTGGATGAAGTAGCGGATGTTCTCCCACCGATCCGCCGTCATGTCGAACCACCCACGGCGGGGGTCGATGCTGACGAACTCGGGGCGCGAGCGCTTGAAGTTCCACACTGCCTTCTGGAGGCCACGTCCGGTGATGGACGCCTGGGTCGCCATCCGCCAGATGGCCTTGTGAGCCTTCTGATCCTTCAGCGTCGTGTTGGCGAGAGCCTCCCGGAAGATGGCCATGGGCTGGAGGGCCTTCCGTCGAGCGTTCACCGTCACCTGCGGGTTCGTCGGGCAGACGTTCGCGACCATGGTGTCGATGTAGGCGTACGGGTAGTTGGTCTCCAGGCTGAGGTCGCCATCGGACTCGGCGTCGCCACCGCTACCGGAGGGGCTGTCGACCGCAGGAGCGTTGTACTCGGACAGATACCAGCTCTGGTACCGGTCCCACTCCTCCCGCTCGTCGCGAGCCTTCTCCTTGTGGATCTTGATGATGTCGAGGTGCTCGGAGGTGTCCACTTGTCAAGTCTCTTTCGGTAATATTCTCGCCGCCCAGCCCGTGGTGTGAGAAGGGAGCTTGGTGGGGCGCGAATTACTTCCGTCGGCGGTTCCGACCCACCCTAACACGCTTCCGGCGGGACGATTCTCGGTGCCTTTCTTCCTTGAGGCGGTACTCCTGCACCTGATTCCAGGTCAGGTCCTTGAACAGGACAGCGTTTCCGGCCTTGTCGACCGCCTTTCGGGGCTTGATTCGCCTCGGAGCGAACCTCGCGCCCACCACTGCCATCATCAGGGCGCTGATCTTGTCCCAGTGGTGCCTGTCGCGGCGTCCCTTGCCCACCTTTCCGCGCGCTGTCTCCGCTCGGGCGCTGTCTTCGATGAGCTTGTCGTTCCGGTAGGTGACCAGCTGGCTGACGGTGTCCTTGTCGAGCAGAATCAGCTCGTCCTTCAGCCCGTCAGAGAGCCATCCGATCATCTCGTGGAGGCTCTTGCTGGTAGTGGCGAACCCAGGGCGGCGGGGCTTCTCGTAGAAGAGGTTCCGGTAGCCGCTCTGCTGGATGGAGGTGATCACGGCCTGTCCAACACCGTTGGACTCGACGATGATGTTGGCGTTGTTGTACCGCTCAGCCGTCAGGAGGAGGTGTCGGGTGAACTCCAGGGGAGGGCTGTGATCCGCGAAGGAAGCGACCTGGGTCCACTCCCCGTCCCACACCTTCAGCACCTGATAGGCGGCATGATCTCGGGCGGTGGAGCCTGCGGGGTCGACGCCGATGATGTACTGCGCCGCATCCTGCGGAGGTTCGAACTCCTTGTAGGGACCCTCCCACTCCTGGAGGTCCGGATTCTTCTGGTGCTTCTCGATGAGCGTCGGGTGGATGGCAGACCGGGAGGTGGCGACCCAGCAGGTGACGTCGTCGAAGGGGTAGAAGACGCGGAAGAGGTCGGGGTTCCGACGGATCTCTGCGTCGGTGTCCAGCATCAGGCGCCGGAACTGGAGGTTGTCCCTCGTCAGGTAGATCCCGAACCTGCCGTGGGTGTCGGCGCTGTCGTCGGGGTTGCCGTTGGGGTTGCCGTACTGCTGGAGCATCTGAAGCTCCTCGTCGGTCAGCTTGTTCCGCTTGTCCCATGTACGGGCGTTCAGCTTCCCGTCCCAGAAGGGGAAGAAGCCGTAGACCAGCCGCCCCTTCCGGAGCTTGGCGTCCCGGCAGTGATCCTGCCACCACTCCACGGAGGGCTCGTCCGCCGGTGCGGGCGTCGCCTCGTTGATGACGAAGGCGTTGTCGCGCTGGATCATCGAGGGCCAGAAGTAGTTGAACTGCCCTGCCGCATCCGACCAGAAGGGAAGCTCGCTCCCGTGGAAGGAGTCGGGGGACTGCCCGATACCGACAGCGCCAGCCTCACCTGACAGGACGCGCATCCGCCCACCGACCTTGTCGTGGAAGGTCAGCTGGCGGCTCTCCCTCACAGGCAGCGTCGGGGCGCGTAGCTCCGCAGGCCATCGAGAGTGGAGGAAGTGGACACGGCGGTGGAGGTAGTCGGCGCGGTCCCTGGTATCGGCGATCGTCAGATGGTCCCAGCCCGGAGTGTAGGCGGCCTTGGTGTAGCAGCCGTACTCGGCGGTCAGGGACTTGCCCCCCTGCCGGTAGCCGAGGCAGACATAGAAGGCGTTCTGCCCGTTGACCTGTGGAGGGTTCGACATGTACGCCAGCATCGACAGCTGGAGTCGGTGCGTGATCGCCTTGGGGTCGTAGTCGACGAAGCTCGCGGTTCGGATGTCGTGGACCTGCCCCCACATGGGGAGGGACTGGATCGGAGACCGGAGCGTCGTGAGCAGCTTGCGCGCCGCAGCCTGCTGGGCCTTACTCGTGGAGCCAGGCTTGCTGAGGATGCTCATTCGGCTGCCGCCATCTCAGAGAGGATGGCTTCCGCCTCGTCCATCAAGTCGAGGGTGACCGCGACCTTCTGGTCCTCCAGCTGGGCGGGCTCCGCTGCCACCTCGATGGCACCCGCCCGGCGCGCCTGCTCCAGGTGGGCCTCCCGACTCTCCCCCTCGTTGGCGAGGGTGATGAGCTGGTTGATCTGGACCACGTTCCCCCCCGCCTCTGCGGGGCGACCAGCGGCGATGCACGCGAGGCAGAACTCCATGTGAGCACGCAGCTCCTTGGAGATCGTAGACTTCAGCTGCCCCTGGACCAGAGCGAGCATGACCTCCCGCGACAGGTCGATCAGGTCTTCGGGCTCCCGGATCTCCTCCCGCAGCATGGGGAGGTCGGCGGGCGGAGTCGGCGGTCGGGGGTTGCGCGCCATGTCTTCCTCGTTGTATACAGCGTAGTACCACACTGGGGACTGCCCAGGGGTGAGAGAATCGACTATGGAGGATCGATGCCTGAGTCTACCCGGTCCGATGCGCAGCTGACTGAAGCCGTTGAGGGCCTTGCGGAAGAGAAGCTCCGGGCATGGGAAAGGGAAGAGGAAGAGTTGCGCGCCGCACGAGTCGGTGAGCACAACACCTCCAAACTCGTCTCCGCCCGCATCCCCTACCTCCTGCTGGAGGACGTCCGAGACTTCCAGGCGTACCTCGCAGGTCGACTCCCTCCGGAGGCGGCGAACACCGTCAACCGGACGACCGCCCTGACCGTCCTCCTCCGGTGGGGGCTGGCGAAGTGGCGACAAGAACACGGCACCACGGGCGGATAGCCGGTGCCCTGCCGGACCCTACCAACCGTAGGACTTGTCACACACGCTGACGGGATGGCCCGAGAGGTCGGCGAGGTGTGTGGATCCCCATCTTCGGTGGTGGCCGGACGGCTCGCGGGGTTGTAGATGCCTCCGACTTGGAGTCCGTTCTCGGCGATCGCTGGTCTGAGTCTCGCCGGTCGGCAGTGTCCGCCCGCTGGCTACTTCGACCTCGTCTTGGCGGTGCGCAGGTTCCCGCCCTACCTCAAGGGGCGCAGCCTCCAGCACACGGGGGTGTCGAAGTTCTACTTCAGGCACTTCAGGGAGGTCTCTCGCCTCAACCACTACCGGAATCGCCTGCTCACCGCCCCTACGGACTGGCCCCCGATGGTGCGCGCTGCCTTTCGGCTCCGTTCACCGCCCACGCCCTACGAATGCGCGTGCTGCATGATCATGGATCCGCCCGGTACGCTCTCCTACTGGAGGGGCGCGCACCAAAAGGACCTCCCGCTCGACCTGCGCCGCCGGCATTGGGCCCTCTGGTGGGGCTTCCTGGTAGGCTTTCCGCTACCCTACCTGGAGCGTCAGCTCGGACTCGACCCCATCCCCACGCTCTCTGCCCAGGTGCGCTGGATGATGACGTCCTCCCTACGCTTTGCAGCGTGGGCGCTGTCTTCCGACCTCACCCCAGCCGCCGTTTCGCCCTGGGAAGCGAAGGCCATCCTCGGGATCCAGACCGGCACCTCCTTCACAGCCTACGGAAAGACCGGCCCAGATGGAGGGACCTCCAGATCAGCAGGATGGCACCTGCCAACCCACGCCGCACAACGAGTCCTACGCTCCCCCCTGGTGAGAAGCCAGCTTCTATCTGGGGTTGCACTGCATCCAATCCCACGCCCAGTGTATAGACCGGGCCTGGTATTCGGAGGACCAGAGTAAGAAGCAGGGGAGATAGTAGGACCCCCAAAACGCTCCCCGCATGAAGGGACATGTCCGGCTTTAAAAAACCGGCCCCCCAAAGGGGGGGGTACCCCCCTCCCGCGCAGGGGCTGGAGGGCTCACTGCGCAGGTGTTCAGGTGCACGGATGCGCAGGTGAACGGGGTAGCGCCTGAACGGGCGCACCGCTGCGCACGTGTTCACCGGGGAAACCCCCCCCGATCCCCCCGGGCTCCAGGTGCGAAAACCGTTACGCACCCCCCCGGCCCTAAGTGCTCGAGATCCTTACGGTTTTCGGTAGTGCGTAGCGGGCTACGCAGGTGCGAACGGGATTACGCACCAACGATCGCCGTAAGTGCCTGAAATCATTAGGGTTTCCGCTGGCACGGGGCTTGCACTACTTGCCCTCCCCCCTGGCGTCGGTCAGGGGGCGGCCCGCTCCTTCTCAGTCCCCCATACGTGTGTGTGCTGCTCTCCCTGAGAGACAGGCTCCAGGCTCAGTCTGGAGTCTCTCTCTCAGGTGAGAGCCTGAGACAGGAACCACGGTGGTTCCTGCACTGTAGAGAGAACATCATGGACAACAACAAGTCCAAGAGCAAGTCCAAGAGCAAGTCCAACGGTTCGAAGAACATCGTGACCCGTGTCCAGTTCAGCGAACACAAGGTGGTCTTCCTGCCCTGCTGGTCGCCCGTCAAGGGGTCGGCCACGGACGAGGATGGCAACAAGTGCCTGCCGGCGTTCAAGCCGACCGGCTTCGTCGTGGCCCTGGAAGGGCCCGACGGAACGCTGACCATCGACCGCAACTGCGGAAACGGCCCCCGCCACGAGGATGCGCAGGACAAGAGCCTGTTCCCCTCCGGCCCGCGCTTCTGGTCCGCCGTCGCTCCCGGCTTCGCGTCGGGCACCGCGAAGGTGTCGTGGTTCGACCGCCAGCGCGACGCGGCACAGGATGCGGCGGAGCGCATCTGGCCGGACCTCTTGAACGTCGCACCGGAGGACGTCTCCATCGCCGACCGTGAGGCGGAAGCGGCCCGACTGGAGGCCGAATTCCGCGCTGAACTGCGCAAGTCGCTGGGGCTGGACTGAGAGAGGAGAGAGGGGAGAGCAGCACACCACGTAGGGAACCCCGAACGGCTCCACCCGGAAACGGGTGGGGCCAGTTTCGGTCCAGGCTCGACAGCCTGTAGCTAAGAATCCAGGGCGTGCTTCCTGGGTTCCTACCTGCCTACTGTCAGCGGCAGCGAAAGGAAGACACAATGCGAACGGCAACCCTCGCGAACCGGACGCGCGACCTGTACGCAGGTGCAGCTATCTGCCTGTACCGGCGCCAGTCCAGCATCGCCAACAGCATCGGCTCGACGGCGGACAAGATGCACCGCCAGCTGGAAGGGGTGAAGCTGGACAGCTGGGTGCGCGACGACCTGGAGAAGGAACGTCGGAAGTGGCAGGAAGCCCTCGCTGAGCACCGCTCGTAGTCAGACGGGAGGGGAGACGCTGGGTTCTACCTGGCTTCTCCCTTCTCGCCTGTCTACTGACAGGGGCCAGCCACGGTGGCTGGTCTACCCTTGGAGCTACCCATGCTTCCCACGATCTACCTGCTCGCCATGCTGGTGAGTGAACAGGCCGAAGAAGACAGCGCCACCCACTACGTGGTGACGGACAACGACACGCAGGACCAGACGCCCCCGGCGGACTCCTGATGCCCCGTCCCTGGCATCTGGCCGAACAGGCCGTCATCGCCCGTAGGGAGGGGCGAGTCTCCGACGCTCTCTTCCTGTTCCGTGCTGCTGCTGAGCAGTCCAGGCGAGAGAGCGAGAGCGGGCGGGCGACCGACCCCTCCGGTCTGGCCGCTGTCCAGTACGACAGCGCAGCGGAGGCACTGCTCTCCAAGCTGCCCGATGGTGTGACCGAAGCCTCCCTGTCGGGTCACAGCTACGCTCCCTCCCTGGTGCACGCCGGAGAAGAGGTGTGCAAGCGCTGTCAGGTCGTCATCGCTGTCGGTGACAGCCAGGCCGGTGTGTGTGGGGGTGTCCGATGACCGCCTTCGCTTCCGTGGACAAGCTGATGCTGCTCGTCATCCTGTGGTCGTCCTTCGGTGTCTGCCTGGGCATGGTCGGGGCCAACGTGGAGCGTCTCTTCAAGAGCAGCGCCGACAGTGAGGGCGAGTCGACCTACTTCCTGCTCGACAGGGGGAGTGATGGACGGGAGTGACCAGCTGGTCCTGGCGCTGGCACTGGTAGTGGTGCTCCTCTTCGGGTGGGCATGGTCGACCCAAGCTGAGTGCGTCCAGGCTTGCCTCCCCTACCGGGGAGAGGCGCACACCTTCGGGTGCTTCTGCGACACGACCAAGCGCCAGTCTCAAGGGCTGGACTGAGACGGGAGAGCAGGGGGCTACGCTACGGCGTGGCTCCCTGCCTTCTCGCCTCTACTACTGGAAGGGAGAGAGCATGAAGAACATCGAAGTCGTGCGCGCCTGGCTGGCTGGTCAGGCTGCTGTCAACGGCGGAGCAACCCTGCGTACGGACGGGCGCTCCCTGTGGAGCTACGATCTGCTCATTGGGGACAGCGCCGTCGGCGAGAGCCGACACTTCTGCCTGGACTACAGGGGAGAGGTGTCCCACACCACGTCGTGTCACATCTGGCTGTGTGTGCGGCTGAGCGTCCCGCTCATCAAGCCGCCCCGGTTCCTGGTGGAGCAAGCGAAGAGCCAGCTGTCAACGGACTGGCCCATGGAGGTGAAGTGATGGCAGCCTACAGCAGCTGGGCCTACGAGGTGCAGGAGCCCAACCAGAACGTCGAGGTGAACGTCGACGTCGACGGCGAAGCTGAGATGGAGGTGGACGGTGGTGACCTGGGCACACACAACGTGTGTGGTTCCGTCAGCCTCGTCGACGAGGACGCGAGCTACGTCAACAGCTGCACCGTGGAGTTCACCGCTGAGGAGGTGGCTCTCTGCCTGGGGTGGGAGGATGCAGTGGAACTGGCTGGTGAACTGCTCGTGGCTGCCATGCTGGAGAACGGGGTGAAGACCTACGCTGAGATGCTGGAGCTTCTGGGGTCGGCGGCTGCCGGGTGCCTGGGCAACGGCATGGCGGAGGGTGTCGCTCACCTGGACGTGGGTGCGCTGGGTCCGAAGGGCTAAGCCTGGGGTGGACGAGAGAGTAGGGCTGGCTTGGCCCTACTCTTTCGCCTGTCAACAGGAACGTTGAACGGGTACAGCTGGCGCGGTGCTGGCTGTAAGAAGGGAGAGAGAAAGATGAGCAAGACCCCCGATGTGGTCAACGCATTCGCACTGGCCGTCCAGGCTGGCGTCGCACCCTACGCCGAAGGTGAGCCCGGCACTGCCAAGTCGGCGCTGCACGAGGCCATCGCCCGGCAGCTGGGCTTCCACCTGGAGCCCGTGGTGGCGTCGTTGTTGTTCGATTCGTCGGACGTCAACGGCATCAACTACGTCACGCCGGACGGTGGCCTGGGCCACGTCATGGCCCCGTTCGTACAGTCCTGCATGGACGCCTCGGCGGAAGGGCTGGTGCCCTGGATGTTCTTCGACGAACTGCCCACCGCTGCGCAGGCGGTGCGCGCTGGCCTGCTGCGTGTCGTGGTGCAGAAGGACGTCAACGGCATGGCTCTGCCGGAGGAGATTCGCTTCTCCGCTGCCGGCAACCCGCTGGAGCAGGGCGAGGGAGGCAGCCGCCTCTCCGCTGCGATGGCGAACCGCTTCTGCCACCTGGACTGGAGCCTGCCGGCGGAGTGGCGTGTCTCCCAGATGATGGCGGGCTACCCCGACCCGCCCGTCACCCTGGTGCCCGAGGGGTGGGAGGAGTGGCTGGAAGAGGCACGCCTCCTGTCGGGACAGTTCATCCTGTCTCCGGCGGGGAGCGACCACTTCCAGAAGTGCCCCAGGGAGCGCAAGCTCCAGTCCGGAGCGTGGCCGTCGGGTCGCTCGTGGGAGAACGCGAACCGCTGCGTCGCAGCGTGCGCCTCCACGGGGCTGCTCGGTTCCATCGTGGAGTCCCTCCTGCTGGAGGGCTGCGTCGGGTCGGCAGCTGCGCAGCAGTTCCTCTCCTGGCGCAGGGAGTTGGCGCTGCCCGACCCCGAAGACGTGCTGCGCAAGCCTCGCGGCTGGGCTGCCGACCGGGGTGACCGTGTGCTCGTGACCCTCTTCGGTGTGGTGCGCGCGGTGGCGACATCGAAGACGCAGGACCGCTACGACGCAGCGTTCCAGGCGTGCCTGTTCGCGGAGCAGCAGGGCTTCCTCGACGTCGCAGCCATGGCCGCCGGCAAGCTGTGCGCGCTCCGCTCCCAGAAGGGAGGGAACGTGCTGGTGGCGAAGCCCAAGATGCTGACCCCCTTCGTGCCCTTCCTCCGGCAGGCCGGGTTCATCGGATGACGACCGTGGGTGTGACCATCGCCGTGGTGTGTGCCGGCTGCTTGCTGCTGGCCTGCTTCACGGACTGATGTAGTCGGAGAGGGACAGGTCCTTCGGGGTCTGTCCTTCTGGTCTGCAACAGGAGCAACCCCGATGGGTGACAAGAGAGACTACTTCCACCCCCCTGTGATGGGGCAGGTCAAGCACTGGACCATGGGTGTGGGCAAGCGCAAGCTTCGGCGTGCGCTGCGTCAGATGGACAAGCCCGACCAGCAATGGCGTGTCCGCTGCGAGGCTGGTGCCTGGGAGAAGCGCCTGTCCCACGGAGGTGCCCGAACCGTGAGTGCGTGGGTGACCGCCCTGAAGGAAGACGGCACTGTCCAGGGGCAGAACCACACCATCACCCTGTGGCGTTCGGGCAAGCTGACCTCCTGCTGTGGCTTCGCCGGCCCTCGCTGTCGGGAGGTGCTGGGTGCGTGGCGTGCAACGCTGCACGCTGCCAGTTGGGACCGGAAGAAGGAAGCCGCTGCCCTCCCCAAGAAGATGCGGGAAGCAGCCCTCCTTCTCGGGGCCACACGCCCCAAGGGGCTGAAGGACCGGAGTGAACCGACCAGGAGTGAGGCTCTTTGGAACCAGCCCTACAACCTGGGAAGGTGGGCGCGGGCCAGGGGGCTGTTCGGCCGCGGCCCGTTGAGCAAGCGCCTGTTCATCGAGGTGGTACGGCACGGCATGTACCGGATGCCCGTCATGTTCTCCGACCTGTTCACGCGCTGCGGTGGGACGGTGGTGCGTGCTGACTGGAGTAACGGCGTCTGCCTCGTGGACCCGCTGGGATCTGGAGGGTCTGCGGGCTGGGTGTGGGCAGACATCGTGCCCGACGGTGAAGGCAGCCACATCATCGTGGTCCGGAAGCTGCCACCGGCAGGTGGTGCGGCGTTGAAGTTCTGAAGCTGGACAAGAGGGAAGCAGGTGGGGTGACCTGCCTGCTTCCTTCTGGCCCAACATCGGGAAGGAGAGGAAGAATGTCCTTGCAGATCGATACCACCCAGCTGCGCCCGGCGAAGCCGTGGCCCACGGAGATGCAGGTCGCACGCATCCGAGCACAGAAGGTCTACCCGTTCTTGTCGGACTGGCTGTTCAGTGTGTCGCTCATCGTGTCGGAGCAGGTCGCGCTCCCTCGTGGAGAAGGCAAGCCGCCCCAGCCCACGATGGCGTGCGATGCGTACGGTCGGGTGTACGTGCACCCCAGCCTGCTGACGGGCGACGACGCCTGGGACCGGGACGTCCTGGGTGGTGTCCTGCTCCACGAGATCGGACACCTCGTCCGTGACCACGCCAAGCGTGGAGCGAAGGCAGTGTGGCAAGGAGTGCGCGTGCACCCCACCGTCTACAACATCGCCGCCGACGGCGAGATGAACACGGGCCTGGAGCGTGACGGTGCGAAGCTGCCGGATTGGGGCGTGTTCCCCGGACGGATGGCACCGGACGGAGGGGAGACTCTCCTCTCCGATGCTGTTCCGGGGCTCCTGGCTGAGCAGTACGTCGACCACATCATGAAGAAGCTCCAGCAGCAGGTGCAGCAGGGTGGGGCGACGGGTGACTCCGACGATCCCAACGCCGTGCCCGTGCCCATGCCGGGGGGGTCGGGTGGCGGCGCTTCCTGCCCGAAGGGTGAGGGTGCGAGCGGAGGTGAGTGCGGCTCCGGGGGTGGCGGTGAGAAGCAGCCGTGGGAACTGGACGCGCCGGGGCAGGGCTCATCTGATGGTGAGTCAGACTCATCTGATAGTGAGCCTGGGGGTTCGTCGGAGCAGGGTCGTCAGTCCCTGCGCGACCAGCTGAAGAGCCAGCAGGACCCGACGGGTGGGATGTCCGAACAGGAGATGGACACCCTGCGCAGGGTGACGGCGGGCAAGGTCCAGCAGTGGGCGAAGGGTCGCGGCCACGGTGCCGGTAGCTGGTCCATGTGGGCTGACTCCGTGCTGGAGGAGCCCCCCGTCTCGCCGGAGGAACTGCTGCGCGACGCGCTGAACCAGGCCAGGGAGTGGGCGTCGGGTCGGGGTGACTTCACCTTCGGACGCATGCCCCACCGGCGCAGGGTGGTGGGCGGTGGTGGCATCGTGCCCCCCGGTGTCGTGCGCCCCGTGCCCCGTGTCATCCTGATGGTAGACACGTCCGGTTCCATGGGTGGCGACGGGCCGCAGGTGCTGGGCTGGGTCGATGCCTTCTGCCGTGAGTCGGCGACCCCCGTGGAGATCTTCTGCGTGGACTACGACGTGAAGAGCACGGGTATGCAGAACGTGTCGGACGTGAGCGATGTCCAGTGGACGGGCGGCGGTGGCACCGACATGCGGGTGGGGTTCCAGTACCTGATGAAGACGGGGAACATCCCCGATGTCCTCGTGGTGGTGACCGACGGCTACACCCCGTGGCCCGCACGGGAGCCCGGCTTCCGCACGGTCATCGCCCTGACCCAGGACAGCGGCTCCCACTACAAGCCCCCCTCGTGGGCGGACGTGGTGGAGTGCAAGGAGAAGGTGTGAGTACCAAGCCCGAGGTCATCCTGCTGTCCCGCAACTACAGCTGGGTGGTGGAGTGGAGCTGGCCGGGGCTCCGGTGGGTGTTCTCCGGCGCTTCCTTCCGGGAGCCTACTCTGGAGGAGAAGGTCCGGCTTCCCTCCCACCCCGGCCGACCTAAGGGTGTGGACAGGACGGCGTGGAGTATCGAAGTCCTGCGCCAGCACGGGTGGGAAGCCGAAGCAACGGAAGCCGCGCTCCTCCTCCTGAACAACAGCCTGTGACGACTCAGCCCTGTCCGTCTGCCACCTCCCTTCCTTTCTGGGTGGACGGGCAGGGCTTCGCCGCTACAAGGATGCACTGATGCTTCATCGTGGACCCCCCCACTTCTACGTCGTGCTCGACTTCCGGGACGATGACATGCGCTCCAACGCCCACGCCTACGTGTGCTGGGGCCTGACCTTCGAAGAGACAGGCGGCTACGGTGGCGGCACCGATGCCTGGATGGTGGACGACGCCAAGCTGGAGTCGGTCCCCAAGCTGGGAGAGGCTGGCTTCTGGATGGGCGAGGAGCCGGAACGTGAGTGGTGGGATCGGGAGATCCAGCCACTGCTGACGGAAGAGAAGAAGGTGGAGCTGGCCTTGCAGCTGCTGGGGAGGCTGACGTGAGCTTCAAGTACAACCCACAGGACTGCGCCATCGTCGTCCGTCGAGACCTGAAGTGGAGCCCCGCCAACACGTACGCCGTGACCGTCAGCCGCTGGGCATGGAAGAGGCCGGGGTATAGCAGACCCGGCTGGCTCCTGTGCGGCCCTTCGATCGAGGCCAAGACCATCACCGAAGCCCGCGTGCTCGCGGCACGTATGGCTACGACGTACTCCCTCCCGAAGCTGAGGACCATGATCCCTCCCCGGAAGGAGATGGAGATCAGGCAGCGGCTGGGCGGCCCCCTATTCCCCTCGTGGTTCGAACAGCTGGACTGGGAGCACAAGCTCATCGAGTACCAGCTGATGCAGCTGGTGGAGGGCCTGGATGTCTGACAGGTACAAGACTACTTGAAAGGAGAGAAGAAGATGCAAGACAAGAAGACGCTTCAAGTCACCGGTGCCGTGACCCTCTGGTCGCTGTCCGCCTACACGGCGTACGGCCCCATCGCCCAAGCCTGGTCCGACCTGGGACTGGAGAGGCTGGTGCCTCGCAGGTCGACGCTGACCGACGCAGTGTCGTGGGCACTGCGCTCGTCCTTCTCGGAGCAGCGCTTCCTCGTCCGCGCCCTGCCCGGTGGGTGGAGTGTGCAGGAGGAGCAGGTCATCGACGGTGGGCTGGAGTACCGCGAGGTGTGCCGGGTCAAGCTCGATGCCCGGACCACGGTGGAGACGGACTACTTCACGCTGGGCTCCGGCGCTGACGAGAGCACCATCGAGCGTGTCGTCAAGACGGTGACCTTGGCTACCCGGGCGCTGGGCTCCGTCCCCCGGAAGCATGTGACGGCTGCGCTCGTGTCGCTGGTCCGCTCGTGCGGCGGCATCCCTCTCCGTGACCGGGGTGGCGTCTACTACATGCCCGAGTGGGGCATGGAGAAGTGGGAGAAGGCAGCAGCTGCCGTCGAGAAGGCAGCCATGACGGGGAGCAACTCCATCTACCTGCTCCGTGTGAAGAAGGACGCCGACGGTGCGCGTGCCATCATCGCAGCGCTGACCTCCGAGGTGTACTCCGAGATCAGCACCATGCGACAGGAGATCGAGGCCAAGGGACTGAGCGGCAGCGCGCTCACCCGACGCCAGTCCAAGGCACGGCGCGTGCTCTCCAAGGTGGAGAACTACGAGGAACTGCTGGGCTCGGAGATGGATCTGCTGCGCGCAGCGTGCGCCGAGGTCGAGCCCGACGCTGCGGCGGAAGCCCTGACCGAACTGGGTTCCCTGTTCGGCGACCTCTGATGGGCCTGCGGCAGGGGAGGGCTGGCGCGTGCATCCTCGACACGCCTGAGGATCCGTACTTCAAACAGCGAACGCTGACCTTGGAGCTGTGATGAAGATCGTACGGCACCGATCCGACCGCCGACGTAAGGAAGCGGATCGTAAGCGGCGCGCCGAAGAGGCCAGCTGATAGTGGTCAGTCGGTAGGACCCCTGAAATTGAGTGACTTCCATATCGCGCAAGCCCTTGGAATCATTCAGTAGTAGGTCACCGCGACCCACTACCATGTGGGTCCTACCGAGTAGCAACCATCTGCTGTCAACAGACTACTAATGATCCCGGGCCGACCCGTAACCCCCCGGAATCATTCACATCCCGCACCAACCCGCTATCGTCAAGCTGCCGCACCCTCCCCATTAAAAAAGAAACCATATTACTATGGTACTACCATATAGGATAGTAGTGGGGTGGTGGCACCTGATTACAGGTACTTAGCTATGGTAGTGGGTAGGTATGATTGTTTCCCTGGTGAGGAGAATGGGGTTCAAGGGGTTGGTAGGGGAGGGGTCGGCCGGCAATGATTCCAGGTACTTACGGCGACGCCGGTAGGACTTGGTTGCATTCGGTTGTTAGTCGGTAGCACCCACTTGGTGGGGGGATGCTGGGGGGTAGTCCTGAATGATTCTAAGGGGTTAGGGTTAGGCAAAGTCGGGGGTCCTACCGACTGACTATTGACTTGCCAATGATGATCCACTCCCCAAACAACCTACTTGCATCTGTCCGATGATAGTGATATGGTAGGAGAGTAAGCCGGCCGACCTCCCGGCCCGGCCGACCGGAGATCCGCATGTCCGAAGCCCCGCTGACCACCGACCCGACGGCGCTGCTGCGCTACCTGCACGAGCAGATGGGACTCACCCGCCCAGAGCAGACCATGGACCAGACACTGGTCGCAGCGCTCCGCTGCTACGCAGCAGTCCTGGGTGTCCACCACGAGTACGAACCTCTCGCGGACCCGATGCACCCCGAGCACCGGGACATCGAACAGGTCCTGATGCAGGCATCCGACCTTGCTGCCATGGGTCCTTTCATGCTGGACGAACTGATGGCTGCAACGTGGCCTGTCCAGATCTTCGTGGCACCCAAGGTGATCAAGAACCGAATTGCCCGGTGGCTGCGAGCCGCTGGCTACACGTCCAAGCAACGAGAGATCGGCGGTCAGCGGTCCATCTACTGGGACCGGGCCCTTCCCGGCAAGCTCATGCGCCAGTCAGCAGCCCGCTACCGTGCGCTTCAGGAGGAGTAGGTGTCTGACATGAAACCCGTGCTCGACTTCTCCAAGCCCATCCGTGCTGGCGAACAGCAGCCCGCCGATGCGCTCGCCGACATCCGGAAGGAAGCTCTCCGCTACGAGGTACGCAAGCTGCGCGCCCGACTGGAGAAGCTGAAGGACCTGAGCCAGAAGATGCAGTCCATCTTGGACGAGGTCATCGATGAGCTGGAGTCAGGCTGATGCAGCCCTGGGAGCAGGAGCCCGACCAGCTGGAGTGGGAGCACCTGGGGCTGAAGTGCCTCATCCTGCGGCACCCTACGATGCGCCACCTCTGCGGCTACGTCCGGATCCCGATGTCCAACCCGATGTCCAACCCCGGAGAGGAAGCCTGCTGGGACCTGGATGTCCACGGGGGGATCACCTGGAGTGGCAGCGGTCGTCCGCCCCGGGGTGACAGGAGCCTCGACTACTGGTGGCTGGGCTTTGACTGCGGTCACGCAGGGGACTGGACGCCGGGACTGAAGGACTTCATCAAGAAGCTGCGGATCCCTCACGACGGCACCTACCGGACGCTCGACTACGTGAAGAACGAATGCGAACGGCTGGCAGAGCAGCTGGCCTTTGGAGTAGGGGATGGATGACAAGCCAGTGTGGCGTACGGTGCGCGAGGTCCTGCTGGCCCGCCCAGCTGTGACAGTAGAAGAAGCCCTGGTCAGTCTGGTCGAGCCCAAGGTGGAGGCCGCCCTCGCCCACTGGAACGTCGAGGTCGTCGGCCCCACATCTTGGTCGGGGCCGCGCCTGGCGGTGATGGTGCGGCTGGTCGTAGACGGCGTTCCTTTGGAACGTACCCTTACGCGATTCTACCGGCCGACTCAGAGCAGCCGAGCCCACCTTGTTCACGCTGAGCGCTCCGTCTCCTTGGAGATTACCGGAGCCGACGGCTTGGCGATCCGCTCTGCCCTCAGCATCGACAACGTTCGGTGACGGGGAAGCCTGTTCACCCGCACACCCGTTCAGCTACCGCCACCATGCCCGGTGCGGTACTCTGCTAAGACTCGCCCTGCTTCAAGGGCTCGACGAGAGGCACTCTCTTCCATGCTTCCCTGGTCGTTCTCGATCTTCAGGGGTGGGTTCACCGATACCCAGCCCCAACAAGTGAACCTGCCTTCAGCACAGGCGATCCGCAGACTCTTCGAACGACCTCCCCAGAAGCCGAGCAGCTACTACAAGCGCCGGCTCCCGTGCTGGTCACCAGCCCTGTACCCGCAGGGCAAGACACGCAGGAACGACAACGTCCAGGGGCTCACTGCCCTGGTGCTGGACGTGGACGACGGCAGCGTCGGTCCCAAGGAAGCGGGTCACCTGCTCCAGGCTCAGAGCCTGAACCATGCGGTCTACTCGACGTGGAACCACAGCCTGTCCCGGCCCAAGTACCGGGTGGTGATCTTCGTCAACAGGGTCATCAAGGCTCACGAGTTCTCCTCCCTTTGGCAGTACGCCCAGAAGATCCTGGGTCACGTAGGTGACCAGGCGTGCAAGGATCTGGCCCGCCACTACGCCCTGCCGATCCGACGTCGGCGTGCCGAGGAGTACGTCGGCACCGTCTGGCTGGACGGCCAGGACCTCGACGTGGACAGGATCCTCATCGAGCAGAAGGTTCACGGTCAGCAGACCAACGCGCAGGGTGGCACCACCAAGGCTGCCAAGCTCACGGAGAAGGAACCTCCGATTGCGCTGACCAAGACGACGCCCATCACCCTGAACTCAGGGAAGACCATCACCCCCGAGGTGCTGATCAAGGCGGGCGAGGCCAAGTACAAGTGCTTCTGCCCGTGGGAGGATGGAGCCAGCGCAGGGTCTGCCTTCGTCCGCGTCATGGCAGACGGGCGCTGCTTCCTCCGCTGCACCTCCACGGGACACAGCCATCCGGGTCGGCAGTGGTGGGTCAGCAACACGGCGAAGAAGGGTGCGGGTACACGATCCGTCTCCGAACGCCGCAACCTGCTGACCGAAGTGCCCCCGGACATCGCCCGGTACGCGGAAGCGTCCCTCGCCTACAACCTCCAGCAGCAGGCGTTCTTCCGTCGGCAGCGGGGGAAGTGGTTGATCGGCTCACCGCTCCGGAAGAACGACCTCACTGATCACCTTGTTGGACTTCTGCCCGAGGGGTGCGGGCAGAAGCATGCTATTGCGCTGGTAGACCACGTTCTGAGCAGGCAGACCTACGGTTACGATGTAGTCTCAGAAGGACTACCGATCGTATCACGCGATGGTCAGCGGATGATGAACCTGTACGCCGAGCCGAAGCTGAAGCCGAAGCCGCACCCCTTCCCTACCCTGAAGGCGATGCTGAAGGTGCTCGCTGCCAGCGACCCTGGCGCTGAGAAGTGGCTCGTCCACTGGTCAGCAGCCCTGGTCCAGGCACCCGAGCGCCGAGGCATGACCGCTGTCCTGTGCATGTCCCCTCAGCAGGGGATCGGCAAGAGCATGTACGGTCGGATCCTCTCCCACATCATCGGGGAAGGGAACACCGCCGTCGTCTCCAACCGCGCACTCCGGGACAACTTCAACGCCAGCTACGTCACTGCGCTCTTCATCCTGGCCGACGAGGTCGGCATCCATCCTGCGGCGAAGGACGTCGTAGCTGAGATCAAGACCTACATCACGGATGAAGAGGTCCACCTTGCTGCCCCCTACGCTGCGAGGACGAAGACGAAGAACCGCATGACGTGGTGGATGACGAGCAACGAACTTCGCCCCCTGCTCATCGAGCAGGACGACAGGCGGATGACGGTGCTCGCTTCCGGCACGGCGTCGGTCGACTACAAGCTGAGCTTGCGGGATGCCTTCGACTCCAAGACGGGGACGTTCACGGAAGACTTCCAGGCAGAGGTGTGCGGGTTCGCCCACGCCCTCCGCAAGCTGAAGGTGGACTGGTCTCTCATCGCCAAGCCTTACGAGACGGGAGCCAAGCGCCTCCTCTTGAAGGCCAGCCTTGGTAGCCTCACTGCCTACAAGAAGCTGCTGGAGCAGATCGGCATCGCCGGAACCCTGTCCTCCTACCCGCCCAACCACGACGCCAAGCAGCTGATGCAGCTTGCAGCCCGTGGGACGGCCACCTGTCAGACAGCCTACTCGTCCTACCGGACGTGGTGTCAGCGGCACGGTCGACGTGACGAGCGTCCCGAAGCCGAGTTCCAGCTCGTCATGCTCTCGATCCAGGGTGTCACGGTGAAGACCCTGCATCGAGGAGGGGAGTACATCGATGTCTACCGAGGACTACCTCAACGTCGGGGGAACGACCGCAAGGGCCAAGTGGTTAGCCTACCTGGATAGGCGGCCCATCCTTCGCGGAGACATGCCCCAGCGCCGAGCCGCAACCCGTGAGCTGGTGAGCAGCTGGGAGCGTAGTTTCTGGTGGCAGGCCCCTCTCCGGATCGTGCTCACCACACCGGAGAAGATCTCCGAAAGCGCGCTCATGCAGCTGGCCAACGAAGGCCAACCCGCCGACGTCAACGACGACTGCCTGTGTGGTGGCCGGCTCTACGAGGTTTGGGAGACCCTCCCCGAGGAGGGAGTTCTCTGCCCGTGGGAGTTCTGCACCACCTGCAACACCCACCACTACTACTTCGGAACTGGAGACCAAGTTGCCTCTCTTCTCGTGGCAGAAGACGATCCCGAACCACTGGCTGGAGGTCCCGGGAGTCTACAAGAACAAGCGCAACGACGGTGGGCGAGTCCCGCACAACGCGCATGGGATCTTGGGGCTGCCACCTGTGGTCCCAGCCAGTGGTGGCCTGAGGACGTTCGACAAGCTCGTTACATCCGCCTGCTTCCCCTCGTGGATGAAAAGCCTCCCGACGGAGTACCAACGCCGAACTACGGCTGGCGCACTGAGTCGTGAAGGCTTCCACGCCTGGGCTCCTCCGGGTGCAGGCAAGACCCTGATGGGCTTGATCTGGCTCGCAGCTGCGAGGCAGGCTCCGAAGCTGGTCATCACCCGAGCGCATGCCCGGTGGAACTGGAAGGAGGAGGTGCGCAAGTACACCCGCTTCCGGCCCGTCATGCTCACGGGGAAGACACCGCCCCCCGACTTCAAGGTCGACCCCCGGTGCATCTACATCACCAGCTTCTCGACGATCATCGACTGGCGCGAGACTCTGCTTCAGAGCTTCAAGGGCGGCTGGCTCTGCATCGATGAGATCCACTGGTGCAAGAACCGGAAGCGGGTCAAGCCCGTCGTCCAGCCCGATGGCTCCACCAAGTGGCAGCCCCTGGGCAACCAGGCAGCAGCGATGCACCAGCTGTGCGGCGTCACGGCCCGAAGGTTCGGCCTGACGGCGACGCCCGTACCGAACAGGCTCTCCGACCTGTGGGCGCAGCTGGACCTCGCAGAGCCTTGGCAGTGGGGCAACTTCCACGGCTTCGGCGTCCGCTACTGCGGTGCGTGGCAGGACACCTACGGCTGGAAGTACGACGGGATCAGCAACAAGCGCGAGTTGAAGCAACGGCTGAACCACTGCCGCCGAGTCACTCCGCAGTCCGACCTCGCCCGTATGCTCCCCCCCTTCCGCCGGCAGCTGATCCGCTTGCCGCACTCCGAGCAGGACAACCCCGCCCGGATGAAGGAGTACATGAAGAAGATGCTCCGAGGCGGAAGTGCCTGGGAGGGGCTGCTTGCCGAGGCTGCTACCCGGAAGCGTACCTACGTCACCCGCAAGGTGGTGGAGGAAGCCAAGGCAGGGATGAAGATCGTAGTCTTCACCGGACGACGGAAGGACTGCGAGTCCCTGGCCAAGGCCATCCGGAGGAAGCTGCCGGACCAGATCCCTATGTGGTGGGCGCACGGTGGCACCAGCGGCGAGGAGCGGCACCGCATCCGGGACGAGTACATGGCCCACCAGGGAGCCTGTGTCCTCGTCGGCACCGGCAACGCCTGGGGTGAGAGCATCAACCTCCAGGACACCGACCTCGCCCTGATGGTCATGCTGCCCTGGGAGCCCGAGAAGCTCCGGCAGTGGGAGGGTCGCTTCCCCCGCCTGGGTCAACAGCGTCCGGTCGTGGTCAGCTACATCATCTGCGAGGGCACCGCCGACGAGCGGATGTCCGAGACCATGCTGGAGAAGCTCCCCATCGTCGGGCTCGTTGCCGACGACGAGGAAGCCCAGAAGCTGGAGGAGACTCTGGCCGACACCAAGGAGGGGGACTCGCTGCTTCAGCAGCTGATCTCCAGGGGGCAACGGAAGTGAAGAGTAGCGAGGGGTGGACGTCGGATGACGTCATGCAGCTTTGGCAGCAGTTTGTCACCAGATGTCTCCGCCGCTATCGAGCCGGCGATCCGCTATCGGATCGTGTTACACTTGGTAGTATGAAGACAGCCCGAAGCGAAGGAGTGGTAATGGCCCTTTGGCCATCCCGCTCCGCCTTCGATCACTGCTTCGCAGTCTGGTCGGAGGCAGGTCAAGTGAGCTACTTCATCCCGAACACCCTTGTTGGTGGGCTGGGTGCACTGAACTCCCCCAACCCCTGGTACCCGTTGGACCAGCTGACGGCGTGGGTCGAGGAGAACGTAGCTTCGGACCCGAAGCTCATCGAGCTTCTCGATGCCACCGACGCCCTTCAAGGGCTGGAGCGACTCAATGGGTGACACCGTCCACGGGAAAGAGTTCGGCACCCGCTTCCGTAAGCGGGACGGCCCGCTGAAGGTCACCTACTACAAGATGCCTTCGGGGATCATCGCCGCCAGGGCCCACAAGAGCTGGACTCTGCCTCGTGCCTGGCACGCCAGCATCGCCCGAGTAGGAAACAGCCATCGGCAGGTGGCAGACTTCACCTCCAAGGAAGAGGCCGTCGAGTGGATCGAGATGAACCTGGGGTTCATGGAACTGAACGGCGACTTCGACGCCTCTCCCTGGGAGAACCAGTACGCCGACACGTCGTCCTTCACCGCAGCCGGGCGAGCCATGCTGAAGGCTGCCTACAACCGAGCCAAGAATGCCTGAGCTTCTTTTCTCCGGACCCTCCCCCCGAGGGTCCCACCGCATCGGACAGGCTGCCTTCTGCCTGAGGCTGCACGCCTTCAGCGTGGCTGGCATGGTCGACCGGAGCGGAGCGATGCCCCTCATCCGAGGGTCGCTCCTGCACATGGCTGCCGCCCACCACTACCGGCGCATGCAGGCAGTGCAGGAAGGCGAGGATCCGGAGCGGTGGTACACCCCGAAGGCTGCGCTGTACGCGCTCGCCAAGCAGGAGTTGGAAGCCGGCGGCCCAGCGATGTGGAAGGACCTGATCCCTCTCGTCTGGAATGCCTGGGAGGCGTACGAGAAGTACTACCCCTACGACCACGAAGAGTGGGAGATCCTCCAGGTGGAGGAGTACTTGCAGGCCAACGTCGGCAAGGGCAAGCACCTCTACACGCAGCGTCCCGACCTCGTGGTCCGTGACCGTAGGACCGGCAAGGTCTACATCGTCGACCACAAGACAGCCTGGAGGCTGGACCACAGCACACTGACCCAGCACCTGCTGGGCATCCAGTTCTTGGGCTACCAGCTGTTCGGCAAGGCCAAGTACAAGCGAGCCTTCGGCGGCATCCTGGTCAACAGGATCAAGGTCAAGGCTCCCGTCCAGTTCAGCCGCACGCTGCTGGAGCGTTCACCCCACGCCATCCGTTCCTTCCCTACGTTCATCGACTTCTGGGAAGAGCAGATCGCCCGCTTCACCAAGACGGCTGAGTCTCCCTGGGACTGGCCGCCCACCTTCGACGAGCGTTGTTGCGTCTCCAAGTACGGAGCCTGCCCGATGTTCGAAAGCTGTCGTCATGGCCCAAGCAAGTAGCGGAAGCATGAGCACCCACCTGGAAGTCGCGATCCGAGAGCTGACGCGCGAGACCGAGGACTTCGCCGATGCCCACCAGTACCTGGACGAAGTCGTCGAAGACGTGGGCTGTACGGAAGCTGCCGCGTTGCACGCCCTGTACGCGCACTACGGCGACGAGGTACCTGTCGACCAGGCTGCGGAATGCCACGAATGCGGCGCACCTGCGCCGACGGGTGTGTACCAGTGCCCGGCATGCCGCGCCGTCGCATGCGCAACGCAGAACACGCTGTGAGAGCGCACCTGGCGCGCCAACCCAGTGGGTACATCATCGGCCGCCGTAAGAGCCGGGAAGCTGCCGTTCGTACCGTTGAGCGGCACGCCGCAGATCTGGTACTTGCTTCTTTGGTGGAGGGCCTATGAGCATCAAGGCCAAGGGCCTGAACAGGATCCAGACTGGCTACGAGGACCTGAACTTCGGCCCCAAGCTCATCGAGCCAGACCCTGTCCGGTGGAGGCACGTAGGTCGGCTCACGACAGCGCTCATCATCCACCAGAAGGTGGTGGGCTACATCGAGTACACCTACCTGAGCAAGAACGACTACCACTACGAAGGCAAGACCCCCCTCCGGGGTCCCGGACGTAGGATCATCCTTGTGTCGAAGGACAAGGCCGAGGTGATGCGAGCCATGGAAGCCCACTTCGCCGCCGAGATCCTGGAAGCTACGATGGGGAGCCTCTGATGGCGTGGCACTGGGGTGAGTGGGAAGACCTGGCAGGCGGCTGGCGGCGTAGAGGCTTCTACCTGGGCAGCATCTGCATGGCCATGGTCATGGACAAGCCGCTCGACAGCGGCAACCACCGCCGTCGGATGGAGATCCGAGTTCGTGGCAAGGACATAGGCTCAGCACAGCTGATCGGCACTGCCGATTACGCCCCGGGACTGAACGCAGTGGAGTACGAGAACTGCTGGAAGAGCGTCCAGTACAAGGTTGAAAACCACTACGCGGAAGAGATACTATCGATGTCCTTCCGAGATTTCTGAGAGAGCGAGAGCAACCGAACAACCGAGACGAGTCAACAGGAGAGATCGTGAACATCGCAGCTTCGCCCGGCACTCTTGCCGAGCGCATCGCGTCCATGAAGCGGGACGAGGCACGGAGTGCCGTCCGTTCGTGTACGCACATGGCAGAGGTCAAGGAAGTCAGCCGGGACGACACCCGGAAGACCATCCGAGACATCGCCTACCACCGGCTCCTCCAGCTGGAGGTCCTCGACCTGACCGGCGACGAGGAGGTCGTGAAGGCCCCGAAGAAGGCCAAGAAGGTCAAGGCTCCCAAGCCCAAGAAGGCCCTGCCGGATGTGCCCGAGGGGCACAAGTGGTGCCCGAAGTGCCTGGTGTTCCACCCCCTGGCCGAGTTCGGCACGCGGAAGATGAAGCGGACCCGCAAGGACGGGGAAGTGATCGTCACCGAGCGCCCCCAGAGCTACTGCACCCGGGCTCGCAACGGCCACGCCAAGGCGCTGCGCCAGAAGCGTGCAGCCAAGAAGCGGGCAGCCGAGGCGGAGATCTCCGAGGCTACCGTCGAGGACTTCACCGCAGCGCTCAAGGCGCAGCTGGCAGGTGAAGAGTGAAGCGGGGTGAGACCGGCATCCTCCTCGCCCTGTACGCCCCCTCCAAGTCAGGCAAGACCTTGGCCACCCTGTGCGCCGCCTTCCACGGCAAGTGGGTAGCGGAGAAGGGAGCCCTGCTGCCGGCGAACGAGTTCGGGATTCCGATCCCGGACGCTGTTCGTGCTCCCGAACTGCCTGACGTGGCGAAGTACGTGAGCACCCTGGTGAAGCAGAAGACCGTCATCCCTGCGCTCGTCATCGACGACATGAGCCTGATCGTCCAGCGCACGCTGAGCCGCCTGGAGAACGAGGGTGTCGGCGTCGCCATGTGGGGTCGGATCCGACAGTGGGTCATGTCCATCGCCTACGACGCCAAGGAACTGACGGAGCGTGGAACCCACGTGATCTTCAACTTCCACGAGCAGCCCCCGAGGACCTCGTCCGGCAAGTACATCCGGGGTGGACCCCAGATGCCGGGGCAGCTGCCCGAGCAGTTCAGCGCCGAGTGCTACGTCGTCTGCCGTGCAGTCTTCGACCCGACCGCCGCCCCCTGGAAGTACGTCCTCCACACCGGCCCGTCAGGTACACACATCCACGGTGACCGCATGGGCGTCTTCCCGGACGTAGGTCCGATGAACCTGCGAGAGGGCCTGATCCAGGCTGGCTACGACATCCCCCGCCCCAAGGGCATGGAGTGGATGGACAGCGTCGTCGAGAAGATGAGCGAGAAGCTCCTGGCCGACGACAACCTGGAGAACTGGAAGCAGGTGCTGAAGGCTCCAGCCGTGAAGCTGGCGCAGAAGCACGGCTCCGGTCCCGTCCGGTGGGCGGTGCAGGATACGGTCCACAGGGCGGTGATCAAGCACCACCTCGCGGAGGGTGCCCTGATGAGCCTCTTCGAAGACGGGGGCGAAGATGACTGGTAGCGCCATCGAGACCGTGCTGGTCATCGCCGCCACCCTATTCCTCCTGTCGATGCTGTTCGGCAAGTAGTTTCCCTGGCCCAGGGTACGGGCATTTCTGACAACAACAACCATGCCAAGAGGAAAGAGCATGTCTGATCTGAGCAACGTCGCGATCGACTTCACCGACGCGACCCCCGCAGGTGGCTTCGGCTACCCCAAGATGGGCCTGAACACGGCCCGCATCACCGAGTGGAAGCACTACCCGGCTGGTGATCGTGGGGGAGCCGTCTTCTACCTGTACATGGTGACCGATGGGATCCAGCACCGTGAGCGCTTCGGCGTCGAGCGGGGCCTGCCCTTCATGCTGTCCGCCCTCATCTCCGCCGGAGCGCCCGAGAAGGCCGTCGTCGGGAAGAAGGTGACCGGCAAGATCCTGGAGAAGACCACCGGCAAGCGCGTCTTCTTCCACTACACCCCGCCCGAACTGGACCCCAACGGCAAGGCTCGCAAGGGGAGCTACCCGTCGTACTCCTTCTACACGAAGGATCGCTACGACGCGATGGTGAAGGACCAGGAAGACGAGAACCTCGACGACGTCGGTGACTCCGAGGGCGACGACGACTTCGACTTCCTGAACGAAGACGAAGACGAGGCCGCCAAGTAGATCGGTACCAACGGCAGGTCAGCTGCTGAGTTGTGCTCCTCTCAGTGGCTGATCACCGAGAAGGCTTGGCCCCCACCTTCTGCCAAGAACGGGGGCACCTCCGATGACAGTCGGGCCGGACCCAACCTACGGTCCTCACCCTCCGCCCGGCCCGGCTGTCTTCAGAGGTGACACATGAACGAGGAAGTCGAAGCTGTGTTCACCCAACTGGCGCTGATGCAGGCTGGTGGGGAGCGGCTCGTGCTCAACGAAGAAGACTTCGCCACGTACACCAAGTACCTGGAGAGCCAGTGCCGGGTGTCGAGCGCGACGACGATCGCGCTTGGTTGTGACAGCAGCGCTGTTGTGTCACCTACATCCGTGATGCAAGCCAAGATCAGCGCTTGGTACCAGAGGCCGACCACCTCCTTCCGGGGCGAGCGAGTCTACTCCCGTTCCGAACTCACCATGTGGACGCAGGCGTATGCAACCAGGAAGTGACTGCCAAGACTGTGCCTTGGGCCAGTACCACAAGCGGAAGGAGACCTTCTGCCCGGTGTTGGGGGAGGCGCACGCCAACGACAAGTACCTGATCATCGGCCTCTTTCCTGGCTCACACGAAGTACAGGAAGGCAGGCCCTTCGTCGGTCCTTCGGGGATCGAACTGATGCAGGCGCTGGAGGCTACCGGCATTTCTCGTGACGAGTGCCACATCGAGCACGTGATCTCGTGCCAGCCCCCCGAGAACAACCTGGAGAAGTTCAGGTACCAGCTGAAGAAGAAGACCAAGGCCAGGAAGAAGAAGGATCCGGGGTGGGTAGCCCCACTGGACCCTCACCGCGCGTGCCAAGGGCACATCCACCAGCTGGACTACTCCAAGTACAAGGGCATCATCTGCCTGGGCAAGGAAGCGATGCAGCTCTTCCGGAAGCAGTCCTCCATCATGACGATGCGTGGGGCGTGCGAGGAAGTGCAGCAGGGATCGGGCGTCAGGGGCACCATCCGGCCCGTCAAGGTCGGGTACACCCTCCACCCTGCCTTCGTGTCTCGCTCACCGGAGTGGCGTGACGTCTTCCAGTCCGACATCGCCAAGGCGTTCCGATACTTCAGGGGAGACCTCCGCTGGCAGTGGCCGGACGTCCAGATTGCGGTCCAGGACCCGAAGCGCTGGCGCGATACGCCGCACGGACCCTACGGAGCGGCCCACGTCAAGTTCACAGACATCAGCGGCGACCTGGGTCCCCTCGTAGTCGAGGCTTTGATCCAAGAACTCGTCGATGACGGCGAGCCGGTGGTCTACGACCTTGAAACCGACTCCAAGTACCCGATGGTCGCCAACATCCGGTGTGTCGGCTTCGGCAACCGCAAGCGGGCTGTCGTCTTCCCGATCAACGACCTCCGGAACCACCCCATCTGCCCCGACTGGCTCGGACCTCGCGTCGGCAAGCTGCTTTCGGACCCCCCCTTCAAGCTCATCGGGCACAACGCCGGGCAGTACGACCGGGCAGTGATGGAAGCGCACGGTGTGACGCCCAGGTTGGACGGCGACACCATCCTCATGCACCTGCTCGCCGACAACGAGCAGAGCCACAGCCTGGGCTTCTTGGGCAGCTACTACACCGACAACATCGAGGCGTGGAAGGCGGATCACACCGCTACGGAGGCCAAGGACAACGTCGAGCTTTGGGTCTACAACGCCAAGGACTGCGTAGTCAACGCCAGGATCATTCCACCGGTCATCAAGCAGGTTCGCCGCCGCAAGCAGGGCCACCTCCTGAAGCGGGAGCACATGCTCCAGGACGCGGGTGCTGGAATGACGAGGCTGGGCCTGGCTCTCGACGCCGGGAGGCTGGAGAAGATCCGCCAAGCAGTCGACACCAAGCGGCACACCAGCGCGACGGTCACCAGCCGCATCGCAGCTGGAGTGAACCCCCTGTCCTCACAGCAGCTGTCCAGGCTGCTCTTCGACACCTGGAAGCTGCACCCCGTAGGCTACTCGGAGAAGACCGGAGAGCCTTCCACGGACGACGCGACCCTCCTTCGGATGCTGACGACCTACGACCTGACCTCAGACCAGCGTGAGTTCATCACAGCTGTCAGGTTCCTGCGTCGCTGCTCCAAGGTGAAGGGCACCTACCTCACTCCCTTCTCCAACCTCTCAGGGCTGTACGAAGACAAGCGGCTCCACCCGTCCTACAACAGGCTGCCCGCTACAGGGCGCTACTCGTCCTCCAACCCCAACGCCCAGACGGTGCCCATGTACCTGCCCGGGATCGGATGGGTGGATGCGGACGAGGTGTACCACCCGCTGGCGCTGCGTTCCTGCTTCATCCCCCAGAGAGGGAGCGTCTTCGTCGGCGCAGACATGGACCAGCTGGAGCTTCGGGTCATCGCTGAAGAGGCGGAAGCCTCCCGGCTACTGCGGTCCTTCGAAGACGGCAGCGACCCGCACAACGACACCATGGAGATGATCTACGGCACCGGGATCTGGAGAATGGACGGCGCTCCCGTAGACGCCGACGGCAACACCGACCGCTACGGGAAGGGCGGGGGCATCTTCAAGCAGACCCGAGGCATCACCAAGACGGTGCGCTACGCCTGGCAGTACGCCGCGAAGGCCCCCAAGATTCACGAGCAGATCATCGGAGTCGAAGACCCGGTTTCCGGTAAGTTCCCGTATGGCCACTACACGATTCCAGATGTCCGCTCGATCTGCAAGGGCCTGGACAAGGCTGACCCCGAGATCCCACGCTGGTGGGAGCGCATCGTCGCAGGCTACCGGAGGGACGGCTTCGTAGCTGACACCCTCTGGGGCCGTCGTCGGGATTTCAAGGGCGACGAGAAGATCAACGAACTCGTCAACCACCCGATCCAGAGCAAAGGCGCGAGCATCGTCCACGAGGCGATGATCGAGCTTCTCTACGGAGAGCAGCCCTGGTTCACGACGGAGAAGGCAAGCGGCAACGGCAGGCGGGAGACGATTCCCTTCGACTTCAAGAAGAAGTACGGGCTCGTCAACCAGTGCCACGACTCGCTGGTGTTCGAAGTGCCTGAAGCCGACGCTGAACGCGTAGCAGAACTGATGACGGACGTCATGACCCGCAAGGTGAAGGGCGGATCCGTCGTGTACTCGGCTGAGGCCGACATCGGAGAACGCTGGAGCGACGTCTAAGGAGAGTAGTCGGTCGGCAGACAGGCTTGAGCAGGCAACGGCAAGCGCAGCAACGGGTAGCCGGCACCCGGTAGATGTGCTCCTCTCCCGTCGGATTGGTACCCTACCCGGGACCTGCGAGACCGGCTGACAAGTCCGGGGTTCGATTCCCCTACTCTCCCCCATTTTCAGGAGCAAAGAACATGACCTACATCTGGACACACCCCTCCGGCAAGCAGAAGGCGGAGCTGGTGGCTGAAGCGCGGAAGCTCGCGCTCGACATCGGGGACAAGGTCGTCCCCTCGCTGAAGGACTACAGCGCCTACTTCAAGGGCGACTGGAACGCCTGGGCGACGAGCATCCCCCGCCGACAGAACACGACGACAGGGAAGCCCCTCTACCAGGGTGTGCTGCTGACGCAGCAGGTCCTGGGCAAGGCCACGGCTCAGATCGTGAACGCCGGCCTGCTTGCCGGGCTGCCTGTCCGGTGGTGGGACGGGAAGGTGCTGATCGAGATCGGCTCCGTCCGCACCACCGACCCCAACAACTGGCAGGCGGGCTGGGAAGCCATGCCCAAGACCCCGGAGTCAGCAGAGGACGACGAGTCCGCTGCCGACTTCAAGCTCAACGACGACCCCTTCGCCGACCTCTTCGAACCGGACCTGTTCTAAGCGCCCCAGCGATCCTTCGCTTCGTTGAAGAAGGCGACGATCATGTCGACGAGAGCACCGATGAGCTTGGCTTCGACAGCCTCCCCGATGACGGGGATGTCGATCAGCTCGTTGACCTTCTCGACGACCCACGCCTTCTTCGCCGCGCCGGACTTCTCCCCGAAGAGGTCTTCCGCCGTACGGATGAGGTTCTTGATGATCGAGAAGAGCTTCTCGGGTGCTACCTTGCGCTTGGCCATCTTCTTCTCCTGCCCACTGGGCACCAGCTACTAACTGTACCGCTTGTCACACAGCTCGCTGAGACTGCCCCGCGAGTGAGAGAGGTCTACCATGAACAAGTTCATCGCGTGGCTGCAATCCCAGTCGCGACGCCAGGATGAGATCGGCGTCGTCGCCGTTGCCCTCCTCCACGAGTGCGAAATCGTGGGTGCGCCCAAGCACTGGCAAGGCATGCTGAACCTCCTTCGGGGCGTCCTCCCGGGCAGCACCCACGAGGTGGAACGGATGTTCGCCCACGCCTACGACGAGTGGTGGCTGACGGTGAATCCTCGTCACTGGACCCAGTGGGGAGCAGACGGCCACTTGGATCCTACCAAGCTCACACCTGCTGTGATACATTCCCGCATAGCGGGGGCTCCCCCCGAGGAGTGATCATGCAGGTCGAGTGGATTGTCGTACATTGTTCGGATGCGCCCCCCAAGTACGGAGCGGCCGACATTCGTGCCTGGCACCTCGATCAGGGCTGGAGTGACATCGGCTACCACCGAGTCATCTCCAAGCCGGACGACCACTGGTTCACCGAACTGGGCCGGAATGAAGCAGTTCCCGGCTCCCACGCCTACGGGCTGAACAGCCGAAGCCTGGGCATCTGCGTCGCCGGCAAGTACGACGACGAAGCCCCGGAGCAGTCTCCCTGGGACCTTGCCGCGCGGATCTGCGCGATGTGGTGCATGGAGTACGGCCTAAATTCTGAGAGAGTCATTGGCCACCGTGAGGTGGATCGTGCTGGAGCACCCAAGACTCTCAAGACGTGTCCTGGGAAGATGTTCGACATGGACAGCTTCCGCGACGAGGTCCGCACGGTGGTGGACCTGCTTGAACGACTGGAGCCAGCATGAAGAATCAGCCTACCTGCCCCAACGGGCACCCCGCAGACGGGAAGCCCTGTACCGAGTACCAGTGCGAGCGGGTGAAGCGGTGATCCGCCGAATCCTGAACGGTACCGTCCGCCACCTGACCCGCCCGAGCCGCCGCCGCTTCGAACAGCTGGAGGAGCAGAACCTGCGGCTCCAGGCCCAGGTGGCCCGCGAGACGAAGCGCCGGGTGCAGACCTTCGACAAGCTGCAAGACCTCCGCTTCGCCGCGAAGCGTGCAGTCATCAACGCCACCCGAGCAGGGGATGGGACCGTAGTCGAGGTCGAGTACGACTTGATCGCGACGCTCGTCGCCCTCCTCCCCACCGACAGGATGGACTGATGCACGACCATGACCTCTTCTGCCTCTTCGGGCTGTTCTGCTTTCTCTTCTTCACGATCCCCGCTGCCGTGGTGTGGTTGCGCGAGCCGCTCCCGCCGAGGCCCTTGGCCCCCTGGCCTGGCTTCTTCCGGGCAAGCGCCGCCTACATGGCCGGGCACCCCCGGTGGGTCTTCTTGGCGGGGCTGCCACGCGCATGGTGGCGGTTCCAGGTGGTGGCCGAGGTGGTGGCCGATGGCTGACCTCGACGTGCTCGTCCACGTCTTCGACTCGATCATCGACGGCGACCGCTTCTGCATCCACTGCAACCACTGGTCGCTGCTCTCCGCCCCCGTGTGCCCC